TCAACCCTCCAGCGCGGCGGCGATCCGCGCCCGGGACACCTCCTCCTGACCGTCCACGCACTTCGCGTAGACGGTCAGGAGCATCTGCAACGAGTGCCCGGCCCAGGTCGCGACCTGAGTCGCCGGCACGCCAGCGTTGAGCCACCCGGACAGACAGGCATGACGCAGGTCGTAGGGGATCCGCGCGAGCGGACTCGCCTGCTGCTCCGGCGTGAACGCCGCCTCGCGGGCCAGGCGGAACGCCTTGGTGTAGATGTTCGTCGGGGGCGGCCCGCCGCGCTGCGCCCGGATCAGGTAGCCGTCGGGCGACCAGCCGAACTTGGCGAGGTGCACCCGGATGATCCGGACGAGCGGCGGTGGGATCGGCACCGGTCTGGTGTCGCCGTCGGGCCGGTGTTTCAGCGCCCGTTCTTCTCGTTCGCCGCTGTCGTGCCACTCGGCGGAGATCTCCGGGTCCGCGGCGTCGAGCAGGAACTCGCCCCACGCCTCCGTGTCGTCCGGATCGTCCGGAAGGGTGATGTTGTCCCGTTGGAGGTTCCGGACCTCCTCGGGGCGTAGGCCGGAGTAGTAGGTGCAGGCGAAGAACACCCGGTACCGCAGGTAGCGTCCGCCGTCGAGCTCCCCGACGGCGTCGAGTAGCGCGCGGGCCTGCGTGTGGTTCGCGACCGACCGGCGGTCCACTGCGCGGACCGCGACCTTCGGGCGCACCCACTGCAAGGCGGACAGCGGGTTCGCGTCGAGGAGCCTGCGTTCGACGGCATAGTCGAACGTGGAGAACAGCACCGAGCGGCGCCTGCCCGCGGTCTTCGCGGCGGCCGGCTTCCCATCGAGGCGCCGCCCGCCAAACTCCACCGCCCGGCGCGCCACGTCAGCGTCAACCTGGTCCATGCGGATCGTGTTCGCCGCCGCCCACGCGAACGCGTCGGCGAGATGCTCGGGTGGGGCGTTCTCGACCCGCTCGCCGCCCTCAGTCCGGTAGCGGACGGTCGGGCGGAACGCCCAGCCATAGAGCGCGGCGCGTAGCTCCTCCGGGCTCGGCCTGCCCTTCGCCGTGGCGTAGAAAGCGGGACTCATGATCGTCAACGCTTCGGCGACGTTCCGCCGATGCCCCGGCGAGGTTCCCGCCGCCTTCATCGCCGCGAACGCCGACGCGTGCTCGAACCAGGTCACCGAACGGCGCGCCGCCTCAGCGGCGGCAGCCTGCGCAGCCAGTTCCGTCACGGGCAGGCCGGTCGGGATGTCGAACGCGATACCCAAGGACCGGGCCCTGACCAGCTCCGCCTCGCGCCCCTCAGCGGCGGTCTTGGCGGCGAACGTTTTCGAGTGCGGAGGCCCGACTCCGCCGACGCGCCAGCGGAGCTTCCACTTCGAGGGACGGCCCTTGACCGTCGAGGGCACCTCGACCGGGCTGTAGATCCGGACGTCGTGGCTGGTGCCTTCCGGACGGGAGGTCATGCTGTGGCGCCAAGGCTCGCGAGCCAGGCGTCGACGTCGCCGCGACGGAAACGGAGCTCCCTACCCGGGAGAGTGATCGCTTTCGGACCGGTACCTGCCTGCCGCCAGCGGCGGAACGTCCGCTCGGACACGCGCAGCTCGGCGAGCACGTCGTCGAGGGTCAGCAGCGGCTCGGCCGTCGCCTTGGCGGGCTTCGTCCTGGGCTTGACTGCGGCTCGTGGCATGCGCCCCCCTATGTCCGGCCTCTGCCGGCCATGAGCGGTCACGAGCGGCAGCTGTCGGCCAGATCATAACCAATTCGTAGGTTCTACTGTCAACCAACCTACGAATTGGTTAGTTGCTACGCCGGTTGGCACTCGCGCCCGGTACAGCCCTCCCGGGGCGGCGGCACCTCCGGACCGCAGCCGTGACCGTGGCCCGGATCGATGGAAACCCGCAGGTCGCGGAGCACATGCTCGCGTATGTCGTCCTGCTCCTCGGGCGTCAGGTTGAGGACGGCGGCCAGGCGACGGAGGAGCTCGGCAGTTCCCGCCGGGTCAGGCTCACCGACCGTGATCTCCATGTCCTGCCAGGTCCAGCCGGGGCCGTACCGGTCGGCGATCGTGTCGAGTACGGCCCGTGCGAGCCGGGCCGCGTTGAGGATGATGACGAGCGCGCCCGGGTGACCGAGGATGGTGACGGACTCGCGGATCCGGGCGGGCCCCATGACTATCGCCTGCACTGTGATTCCCCCTCTGACGTGCGCCGTCCGCACGCATACAGAGAGTGATGTTTAGTGCTGCCGCCGGGAGCCCGGCAAGGTTTGCCGCCGCAGCATGTCAGCTTGTTGTCCGCGATTCCGTTGCGTGACGACAAATCGGACGCATACGGAGTGTTTTTAACGGAAGGTAACGGATCGGTTGATGTCCGGTTGTTAAGATTTTCCTGTCTGCTGCTTCGCCAGCATCTCGATCATCGGCATCGCCGCAGCCCACACGGCCGCCCACGCTGCGGGATCGCCGGCCTCAAGGTCGCCACCGGGCAGGAAGCGGGCGACTACGTTGGGTGGCATGTGGGCGACGTCTGCGAGCACCTGCTCGGGTGTCGGGCCCGGTGTCGGCTCGTCGTCGTCCTCGTCGATGATCCTCATGGCTTCGTCGCGCGTGTAACCGAGACGCTCGGCGATGTCCAGCATCTGCCGGAGCTTGCCCTTCGGTTCGCTCTTGCCCTGCTTCCAGTTGTAGACCGCGTCTCGGCTGACGCCGAGGTGGTCTGCCATGTCCTCGACCTTGCGGAACTGGCCTTCCCCGCGGCCGATCCTCTCGTTGAGCAGGCGCCGAAACGTCATGATCGTAGGATAGCCGATTCGGTTATACGACGAACGACGGACTCGCATGATCGGCCCATCGAACCCACAACCAGGCGCTATGCGGGACGATCTACGATTTCGTCGCGTCGCAGGATCTACTAATTCGTAGGATTCGGTTATACTGGTAGGCGTGGCAAGGACAGCCGCCGACGGAGCACCCCTCCACGCAGCCCACAGCCGACACGGCGAACGGCTCCGCGAGGCACGCAGAGCCGCCGGCCTACGCCAGAAGGACCTCGCCGACCTGCTCGGCGTCTCACAGGTCGCGGTCTCCCTCATGGAGACCGGCCAGCGCAGCGTCTACCCGCGCCGCCACGCGATCGCGGCTGTGCTCGGCGAGAGCTGGGACACCCCAGCAGCAGAAGAGAAGACGGTGCCGCCCGGATGCGACCCGGGCGGACACCCGGCAGGCCCCATCACGAACGGAGAAGAGCAGATGGACCCGCAGCAGCAGAATAGCCGGCCCCGCCTCGCCGCGCCGGCCAGCAACGCCCCTCAGGGGGTGCAGGCGTGACGCAGAAGTTCACGGTGGTGCCCGCGGTGCGGCACCAGCAGCCGGCCCGGATCGCCATCACCGGCCCCTCGAACGCGGGGAAGACGTTCACGTCGTTGACGTTCGCCCGGGAGCTGGCTGGACCGGACGGCCGGGTGGTCGTGGCCGACACGAACCGCGGCCAAGCCCTCGACTACGCCCCAGCGGACCCCGCGAACCCCGGCCCCCGGGAGTTCCGGTTCGACCACTGCCGGATCGAGGGCTCCTACAGCCCGGCGCTGATCCCCGACCTGATAGCCCAGTTCACCGCCGAGGGTGCGCCGGTGCTGGTCATCGACGGCATGTCGCCGTTCTGGTCCGGCACCGACGGGATGCTGGAGCTGGTCGACAGGCTGTCCGGTACCAAGAACGACAAGTTCACGTCGGGGTGGAACGCGGCCCGGCCGGTCGAGAAGCGGATGCTCGACGCGCTGCTCGGCTACCCAGGCCATCTGATCGTGACGATGCGCGTCAAGACCGACTACGTCATCGAGAAGAACGACGCGGGGAAGAACGCCCCGAGAAAGATCGGTCTGAAGCCGGAGCAGCGCGACGGGCTCGACTACGAGTTCGCGACCGTGATCACGCTCGACACGTCCCACCGGGCGACATTCGAGACCTCGACTTGCCCGGCGCTGGTCGACCTCATCGTCGACAAGCCCGGCGCCGACCTGGCGCGGGCATACGCGGAGTGGCTCAGCGGCGGCGCTCCCGCGATGTCGGTGGGCGACTACCTCGACGCGACATTCAACCCGGAGACCACCTTCGACGAGCTCGGCAACCTGCTCGCGCAGGTGCGAGGCGTCGGGTTGGCGAACGCCTCCGTGTTCGACCGGGACGGGCAGACGGCCACCCTCGGCGACGTCATGCTCACACGCGGGCGAGAGCTCCGCGAGCAGGCGGCCCGAGCGCAGCGGGCCGCCCGGTCGGCGGAACCGGCCGCAGCGTGACCAGCAGCACCGAGGGCACCCCGGCCGCCATCCCGGCGGCCGGGGGCTCCCCCGCCTCGCTCGATGCGCGTCTGATGGTCGACCCGCCCGGCGTCGAGAACCCGTACTGGGAGGCCGTCAAGCAGGTCCCCGGGGCGCATTCGAGCCTGCGCCGGGCGGCCGGCGGGTGGGAGCCCGACGGGTTCGCCATCAGCTGGGAGACCAGGCAGCCGATCCAGCCCGGCCGGGACGAGCTGGTCCGCCGCTACGCCTGGGCAGTCGCCGACCCCGGGTCGGTCGGGTTCGTCGCCGAGCATGCGGCAGCCGGTGTCGTCGAGATCGGCGCCGGTGCCGGGTACTGGGCGTGGCAGCTCGTGCAGCGCGGCATCCCGGTGGCCGCCTACGACGAGAGCCCGCCGAACGTGAAGTCCAACGGCTACTGCGGGCGAGACGGTGTGCTGCGGCCGGTGTGGCACCCGGTCCACGAAGGTGGTCCGGAGATGGCGGCCAAGCACGCCGATCGGGCGCTGTTCCTGTGCTGGCCGCCGATGAGCACGATGGCCGCCGAGGCGCTCGCCGCCTACCAGGGCGACCGGGTGATCTACATCGGCGAGGGCGACTGGGGATGCACCGCCGACGACGACTTCCACGAGGCGCTGAACGCCGGCTGGGAGGAAATCGCCGATCACGTCGGGGTCCGCTGGTCCGGGATCAACGACCGGATCACCGTGCACCGGCGGGCGTCCAGCCGGGCGTTGGGGCCCACCCCGGAGGCCCGCGCGTTGACCGCCAGCTCGGGCGGTGCCCGGTGACCGCCGGTCAGGTCGGGGCCTTACTGATCGCCCTAGACGCCGCGCCCCGGCCAGTGCGTGCCCGTGCGCTCGCCGCCGCACTCCACCTGCCGCCCGACCAGGTGCGGGCGGCTCTCCGACAGCAGCAGAACGCGGGGGTCGTCCACTCGGACGGCCGCCGCTGGACCACCACCATCAACGAGCGGGGGAACTGACCGTGACCATGGAGGAAACCGCGTCGAGCGGGATGACGTGGTCGGACGTCCATGCCGCACTCGGCACCGCGCTGGGCATCGCCGAGCGGCTGGTCGAGGGATCCGACCAGCTCCCGGGCGGCCCGCAGCTCGCCGAGCTGATCGAGCTCGCCGGCACCGTCGACCAAGTGGTCGAGAAGCTCGGCACCGTCCGCGGCGAGCTCTCGTACCGTGCGCGGTCCGCGTTCGGGTGGAAGCCGAACAAGTTCGTGCACCCGGAGCTCGGGTGGGTCGCCAAGCGGGAACGGGTCTACAGCCGGACGTGGAACCTTCGGCGGGCGTTCGGCCGGGTCGCCCCGATGCTGCTCTGCGACGCGGAGACCGGCGAGGCCGACATGCCGTTCAAGGCGGAGGACGTCGAGCGGCTGCTGCGCCGGTTCGAGGCGGTCGCGTCGATCAGCGGGATGAAGTCCACGGCGATGCGGAGTCTCGGGCTCGCCGTCGAGGACCTGTACGACGACGAGGAAAAGCCGAAGCGCGTCACGATCGTGCGCGACCCCTCGAAGGCGACGCGGCGGTGAGCGGCGACGTCTCCCTGCCGGCCGGGACCACCCCGGCCGGCGGGCCCACCCGCGACCGGATCCGAGCCGACATCATCGCCGCCCGGAAGTACCTCGTTAGCGTCAACGAAGCACTAGAAGGCGCGGATCTCCCCCTTGTTGACTTTGAGCGGATCGCCGACGACCTCTACGAACTGATCAGATCCGCAAGGCTCGCACGGGCTCGCGCGATCAGCCGCGCCGAACATTCCCGGAGCTCGCGGTGAGCCGGGACGGGGTCGCGGCCATCTGGACAGCGGTCGCCGCTCTCGCCGCCTGCGCGCCCATGTTCGCCCTCACCGTGGCTCTCTACAGCCCCCACCCGGAGGGCACCCGCCCGCTGCCGGCGCGGTCCGGTCCGGCGGCGGTGATGGTGTGGCAGCCCGGGTTCTGGGGCGAGGTGCACCCCGCCGCCGCCCGGGACGGTGTCCGCTCCCCGCTGCCGGCGGCTCGCCGTGGGTAGGCACAGCACCCCGCCGCCCGAGCGGCCCACCAAGACCGAGCGGCCTGTCGCCATCATCGCGACCGGTGCTGTGGGCCTGGCCGCCGCCGTCGCCGCGCTGGTCCTCCTCGCCGTCGACCCGACCGGCACGGCGGCACCCCGCCGGCCCGCGTGCGCGGCGGCGTGTGTGCCCGCGTCCCCTCTCGGCTGGGCCATCGGCGCAGCCCCACACACCCAGACGATCGGAGTTGACCTTGACCGGGAACCGTGAGCCGGACGTCCCCGGCCTGCGGAAGCTGCTCGACGCCGCTACCGGCCGTCCGTGGAGCTGGCGGGGAAACGTCGACGCCCGGGATATCCGGCTCGGCGGGTACGCAGAACCCACCAGCGAAGACGGCAAGCGGCGCCGCTGGGGGACGACGGTCCTCCGTTTCGCCCGGTGGGGCATGAGTAGCGCCCGGCCCCGTTTCAACGTCGACGACCTGATGCGTGACGGCGAGGAGTTCGCCGTCTTCGAGGTGGCGCCCAACGCGACCAGCCGGAAGGACCCGCAGGTCTACCGGGGCGACATCGTCGACCTTCGGCACCCCGACGCGCAGCTCATCGTCGCCGCCGTCAACAACCTCGACGCGCTGCTGAATGCGGCCGACGAACGTGACCGGCTGCGTGTCGAGCTGGAGCAGGCCCGCGCCGAGGCCGAGGCCGCCAACGGACAGTCCGGGTGGCTCTCGAAGGAGCTCGCCGAACAGCGGCGAGTCGTCAGCTTCCTCGACGAGCTCCGCAGAACCCAGGAGGAGCGGGTCGCGGTGCTCGGCGGCGAGCGGGACATCGCCGCGGCACTGGAAGGCGAGAACGCCGAGCTGCGCCGGGCGCTCGCCCGGACCGAACCATGAGGACCCTGAGCGGCGTCGAGCAGGCCGAGGCGGCGCCGGCGTTCTCCAGCTCCTGGGAGTCCCGTGCCGGCTGCGGCCGGGCCGATGTCGACCCGGATCAGTTCTACCCGGTCGACATCGGCCGGGGCGCGTCCGCCTCCTACCGGGCGCCCGGCCGGGTGTGCGCCGCCTGCCCGGTCGCGCTCGAGTGCCTGGTCGCCGCGGTCGATGGTGAGGAGCACGGCTACCAGTACGGGATGCGGGCCGGGCTGACCCCGCACGACCGGGGCCGGCCGCTGCTCGTCGCGAAACGGCTGCGAGTTCTCGCGAACATGCGTGCCGCGGGCCTGCCGGGTCGGCGGCTGCCGGACGGGCTGCATCGGCTGGTGCTCGCCCAGCTCGCCACGCTGGTCGCCCGTGAGCAGGAGCTCGCGCCGAAGCGGGAGGCGAAAAGGCGCCGGGCCCGGCAGTTGGAGCGGGCCCGGTTGAAGCGCAAGAAGGCGCTGGCCGCCAGCGCGTAGCCCGGCCTATCAGCCTGCCCCGGCGCCGATCCCCCCGGACGGCACCGGGGCCTCGGACGTAGAGAAAGGATGCACGTTGACCGAGATCGTCCCTCCCGTCGCGCTGGCGGCGCCCAGCCCGTTCGATGCGCTCCGGCAGCTCGGCCCCGACGGCGAGTACTGGTCGGCCCGAGACCTGGCCCCGGCGCTCGGGTACGAGCGGTGGGAGCGGTTCGTCGACAGCATCGACCGCGCCCGCGCCGCAGCCCAGAACAGCGGTCGCGACCCCGAAGTTGACCGGCGCGGCGCCGCGAAGGACAACTTCAATGGGCGTCGTCACCAGCGCGTCGTCGATTACCACCTGTCCCGATACGGTGCGTACCTCGTCGCGATGAACGGCGACCCGCGGAAGCCAGAGATCGCCGCCGCCCAGACCTACTTCGCCGTCAAGACCCGCGAGGCGGAGACCCGCCTGCCCATCCCCGCCGAGAAGCCCCTCGATGAGCTGGAGGTCGCCGAGCGGTACGTGGCCGCGCTCCGGGAGAAGCGTGTGCTTGCCGCACGGCTGGAGCTGGAGTCCGCGCGGGCGGACACGGAGCACGCGGCCCGCAAGAAGCTGGAGCCGTTGGCCGCCGCCGGCCGCACGTTCACTGAGATCAAGGGCACGGTCAGCGTCGCAGTAGCCGCCGGTCACCTCTCCAACGATCTCGGGATCAAGGTTGGGCGTGACCGTCTGTTCACCAAAATGCGGGACCTCGGCTGGATCTGCCGTGAGGGGCGAGGATCCCGGAAGTGCTGGCGCGCGAAACAGACCGCCATCGACTCCGGAAAGCTCCGGGAATACCCGAACCCCTTCATCGACCAGGAAACCGGAGAACGGCAGTTCGGCGCCCCGACGATCCAGATCACCAGTAAGGGCCTGAGCAGCTTGTATGCCCACTACTACGGCGGGGCCCAGGGCCGTCTCGGTCTGGAAGACGCCGGCTGATGGGCTCCCCCACGTCGGCGTGGCAGCCAGCCATGTTCAGCCTGCCGCGTACCCCGATCCAGTGGCCGGAGCGTCGGGAGAAGAACTCGGCCGCGCCGCCGCCTCTGCCCGGGCGTGGCGCGTTCACGCAGCCGGTCGACGACGGCCGGATACTCGTCGACACCAGCACCGGGGAGATTCTCGAGACCCCGCCGTCGCGGGCCCGCGCGGCACGGCTCGCCCCGCGGATCGACGCGCATCGGCAGCGGCTCGCCGCCGAGCTGGACGCCGCGCGGGAACGGGCCCGGCGGTGGGCGCCGCGTGCACGGGCCGCGCTGCCCGCCCGTACCCCACCGGGGCTGGAACGGCCGGCGGTCGGACCGTTGGGCGGTACCCGGTGACGACGCTGCGCCCACCGATCCCGGTGCAGCTCGCTGACCGGCCAACCGTCGGCGGCCTCGTCATCCCCTGGGTGGCGCTGCGACTCGCTGATGGCGGTGTCGATTTCCGCCGCCAGGACCGGCGGCGCGCCGAGCAGTGCTGGCGGGAACGGCTCTGCCAGATCTGCGGCCAGTACATCGAGGGCCCGATCGTCCTGTTCGGCGGCGCCGAGGCGGTCGCCGAGCGGGTCTTCCACGAGCCTCCGATGGATCCGGCGTGCGCCCGCTACGTGCAGGTGGCGTGTCCGATGGTCGCAGGGCGGATGGCCCGGTACGCGTCCGGGCCATCCGTTGCCGAAGGGCCGCGGGGGAAGACGTGCCCGACACCGGGATGCGACTGCGCCGGCCTGGTGCACGCCGAGTCCGCCGTTCCCGGGGAGCCGGGCAGGCGGGCGCACGCCTGGTATGCCGTGTGGGCCCGTGGGTATCGGCTCGCGTTGCGGGCGGACGGCAGCCTGTACGGCGGCGCGCTGGCCGGTGAGCCGCTGCGGGTCCGGTTGCTGTCGACGCCAGGGCAGGAGTCTTGACCACCTCGTGTTGGCCCGTGGTCTACGTCTGCGAGTGCGGTCGGCTCCGCCAGGAGCACAAGTTCGCCGAGCGGGACCAGGCTCACGCGCGGCCGCGCGGCACGGACAACGGGGCATGCGCCGGATACCGGGAGGCGCGGGTGGAGGAGCGGCCGCCCGCGTCGGAGCTGCGCCAGCGCCTAGCCGCCGTCGTGTGGCTGGCTGGGGAGCCGCCGCCGATCCCTGCCGGGGTGCCGGCGTCCGCGCGGGTGGCGTGGCGAGACGGCTGGGATGCGGCAGTCGCCGCCGCGGTGCTCGCGGCCACCGGGAAGACGGATCACCACAACCCCACAACGTAGATACTACGAATTGGTAGATTCGTAGAACGAGCTATGCTCGTAGGCATGGCCACTGCACTCGGTCCCGATGCTGACCTGCGGGACCATCTCGCCGCCGCGCTCCGCGCCCACCTGGCCGTCACCGGGCAGACCCGGCAGGACTACGCGGCCATCGAAGCCGGCCTGGCGCCGTCCACGTTCTCCGTCCTCCTCAAAGGCCGCGGCTACCCGCGGGGTATCGGGCTGGACACGGCGATCCGAGCGGCACGCTGGGCCGGGATGCGGCTCGTCCTCGTCCCGCTCGACGCCGCCTGGCCCGCCACGCAGACGCCCGCCGACACGCCTGCCGGCGCGCAGTGATCCCCCGCCGCACGCCACTGGCACGCGGCGCCGGACCGGCGCGGCGGACACCGCTGATCGCCCGGACGCAGCTGGCACGCGGCGGGCCCATCGGCCGCGCCACGCAGCTCCCCCGCGTTGGCCGCTCGAGCGCGGCCCGGCCACAGCCCGCACGCACCGCGCCGGCCGACTCGCTGCCCGCCGCGACCCGCGCGGCCGTGTACGCGCGGGCGGCCGGGCGGTGCGAGATCTGCGGCTGCACCCTGCGGGCCGGCTGGCGGTCCGTGCAGCACCGGGCCCGCCGCGGCTCGGGAGGCTCCCGGGACGGCGGGCGGCATCGGCTGTCGAACCTGCTCGCCGTCTGCGGTCCGGACGCCTCGGCCGGCTGCCACCACCGGGCCGACTGCGGGCCCGACCGGTACGACGACGGCCACCAGGTGCACCGCGGCGAGGATCCGGCCGCGGTCCCGGTGCTCTACCGGGGTGCTCGGGTGCTCATCGACGACCAGGGCGGCATCCGCCCTGCGGCGGTGGCAGCGTGAACGACCACGTCCACTCCCGCGCCGCCTACGTCGCCGGTCGCCGGTCGTGCCCGGACTGCCGGGCAGCGAACGCCGCTTACGAGGCCGGTCGTAACCGGCTGGCCGCCTACGACCGGTCGACCACCGACCTCGTCGACGCCGGCCCGGTCCGGGAGCATCTCGCCCACCTGCGCGCGGCCGGCGTCGGCTGGCGGCAGATCGTCGCGCTGTCCGGGGTCGACACGTCGGTGGTGCGCCGCCTCGTCGGCCACTCGTCGACGAGGCCGGCCCGCCGCGTCCGTCCCGAGACCGCCGAGGCGTTGCTCGCGGTGACCGTCGACGCGCGGGCTCCGGGCGCGCTCGTCGACGCCGACCCTGTCTGGCGGCTCATCCACGGGATGATCGCCCGCGGGTACACGCGGACATGGATCGCCGAGCAGCTCGGGCCCCGCCCGGGTGCCGGCCTCCAGCTGCATCGGACCCGGGTCACCCGCCGCCAGGCCGACGCTGTGCGGGCGCTGGCCGAACGTTGCGCACTGACGCCTGGCCCGTCGGCCCGCGCCCGGGCGGAAGCTACCCGGCAGGGGTGGAACGTGGCGTGGCTGTGGGAGGACGTCGGCTCCCCCGACACGCCGGACGACGGCGACGAGCTGGACATGGACCCGGTCGCCGTACGTCGCATCGTCGCCCGCGAGGGGCCTGCGGCGATGACCCCGCAGGAGCAGCGCGCGGCCATCGCCGAGCTGACCCGCGCCCGGCTGTCCTCCGCGGAGATCGCGGTGCATCTCGGGTTGTCGGCGCGGACTGTCGTCCGCTACCGGGCGCGGGCCCGCGCACTGGGACGGCTCCCATGATCTCCCGACGTGTGCCGTGCCCCTGGTGCCAGCGGCGCACCGCCGTCCGCGCCGATGGGACGCTGCGGGCACACCAGCATCGGGGGCGCCGCTGCCCCGGCCGGCGCCTCGACGCCCAGCCGTGCGCCGGTGGATGCAACCGGACGGTTCAGGCCGGTCCCGGCCGTCAGCAGGGCCAGGACTGGTGGTGCCCGGACGCGGCCTGCCGGCGGCTGTGCGCCCAGCAGCGGCAGCAGGCATGGCGCGGCCGGCGGGTGGCGGCGTGACCGGCCGGCGACCGTGCCCGTGCGGCTGCGGAACCCTTGTCGACCCGCCGCCCCAGCCGTGTGCCTGTGGCTGCGGCCGGCTCGTGTCCTACGGCCCCGGCCGGCGCGAAGGGCAGCCCTGGTACTCCGCTGATCCGGCATGCCGGCGGGAGCGGGCGCGGGTCAAAGGGGAGCAGCGGCGGCGCGCCCGCGGCGTACCCCGGCGTGAAGGTGTGCTGCGGGTCTGCGGGCGGTGCGGCCGGCGGTACAGCGCAGTGGTGGGCAGTGCCGCGTCCGCGACCCCGCTGTGCTGGGTGGGCGAGTGCGCTCGTGAGCGCCGCCGTCGCGCCAACCGCCACCGTCGGGAGCGGGCGGGTGTGCCTTCCCGGCCCGCGTCCGAGCCGTGTGGAGCCTGCGGGCTACCGGTCCCCCCTGTGCGCGGAAGGGTGCGTTCGCCTGCGTGGCATCAGACGCCGGAGTGCCAGCGGGAGCGGGTCAGGGTGGCGGGCCGGCGGGCGCGGGAACGCGCCGGCCGGACACCGAAGACCACCCCGTCGCCTGCCCCGGGCCCGGCGGCGGACGTCGCGCTGCCCGCTGCGGGGCTGGTAGGCGCCGACGTAGCCGCGAGGGCGGCCGCCCGGGTCCGTGAGCATCTCACCGACCCGGAGGCGGTCGAGCTGGTGCTCGCCATGCTCGGCCTCGCCCCCGACCCGCAGCGGGATGCGGCGTGATCGGGGACGAGCAGCTCGACCTGCACGCCGAGCCGTGCGCCGCCCTGGTACCCGTCCATCCGCAGCCCATCGGGCTGGAGCCGAAACCGCTGTCGTACGGGCGGCGGCTCACCGCGCGGAAACGGGAAATGCTCGCCCGGGGGGTGGCGCCCGACGGGTAGGCATGCGAAACGGCCCGGCGAAGCCACCACGCCGGGCCGTCCACAGTCACCGAGTTCGCAGCTCGGATCGGTATTTCAGAGGCACGGGATATCCCCCGTCGGGGCATGCCCGCTATCAGAATCGAGTGTATCGCGAATGCGACTGACGCCGGGCAAGAATGCCCGGGAATGTGACGGCCATATCGCGGTCGTCGCGTGTTGTGCTGGCCGGAGCCGACACGGCCAGTCGAACAGGCGTGCCCCGCATGCTGCGGGCAGGCCGGAGTGTATGGTCGGGTTCGCCGGGAGGATCCCGGTCGGACGGCGCCAACCGTCCGACCGTTCACCCGCCTCGCGGCGATGCACCGCCCACCCGTTGACGCGGGCGCGGTGCCGCACCACCACTGTTGGGACTAGCAACAGAAAGTGGCACAACGTGATACTGGCACATCTTAGTTTCCGCGCATCCGCGGACGCGCGGCACCTCACGGTCCGCACCCCCGATGGGGGTAGCCGGTGACCGGTCCCGCGATCAAATGGCAGATCGAACGGGCCGTGTTCCGCGACCATCGCAACGACCCGTCCCGGCGCTGGGTCCTCGACCTCGCCCCGCTGACGTCCAACTGCCGTCTGGTCATGTCCGCGCTGTTGAGCCGCGCTGACGTCGACACGGGCGTCATCGCTGCGGAGAACACCCCCTCGCTGACCGAGCTTGCCGAGCTGACCGGGCTGGACCGGTCCACCGTGCGGCGGATGCTCAGCGATTTGGAGTCGCTCGGGTGGGTGAAGCGGCACCGCCCAGACCCTGCGGACGCGCGAGCGAACGGCACACGCACCTGGTACGAGCTGGGGCTCCCCGGACAGAACGGCATGCCCCAGCCGGTCACCCCGAAGCCGCGCAGGAAGACCAAGAAGGCGGCTGAAGGTGGGGGCGCAGCGCCCCCAGCCGAAGCGGCGGAGGTAGGGGCGCAGGACGCCGGAGGTAGGGGCGCCACGCCCCCAGCGGTAGGGGTGCAGAACCCCATGGGTAGGGGCGCAGCGCCCCCCATTACTTCTTCCAGACCAGAGAGACCTTCTCCACCACCACCCCCAACCCCCTCCGCGCCGGTGCTCGCGCCGGTCGCGGCGAACGGTGGTGGTGGTGAAAACGATCCCCAGGAAGACGAAGTACCCGAGACGGCCGAAGACGTCGACGCGGTCGTCGAGCCGATCGCCGATGCGCTCGGCCTGCCGCCGGAGACGCTGCACCCGATCCGCCCGGCCGTCGCCGCCGCGCTCGCATGCGGCTGGCCCGCTCCGGCGCTCGCCGAGCACCTCGCCGCCGACCCGCCCGCCGAGATGCGTCTGCCTGCCGCCGTGCTCGCTTCCCGCCTGAAGCCCGCCGTCCTGCCACCGGGCCCGGCCCGTTGCTCGTGCCGGGGATGCTCCCGCTGGCGCCGCGCCGCCGACGCGCTCGCCCGCCTCGCACCGACCCCGGCGACCTGCATCACCCACAAGACCGAGATCGAGCCGGGCGCCCGGTGCGCGGCCTGCGACGCCGACACCGCCGAGCACCTCGAGCAGGACCAGCGGGCCCGCCAGGCGCAGGCCGACCGGCAGGCGGACCGCCGGCAGCGCATCGAGGACGCCCGGGACGCCCTCGGCCTGCCCGTCGTCGCGGCGCTCACCGGCCAGCACAAGAACCCCGGCAGCCGGATCGCAGGCGCCCTGCTCGGCAACTGGCTCGACGATCACGACTGGGACCTCGACGCCGCCCGCGAGCACGCCGCGACGATCAAGAACAGGCAGGCGTCATGAGAGTGTTGATCACCGGGTCGAGGGACTGGCGGAACGCCGACCTGATCGCCGCCCGTCTGGGCTCGCTGCTGCACCACGCCAGCCCGGCCGAGTTCGTCGTCGTGCATGGCGACTGCCCGCGCGGCGCCGACGCGATGGCCCGCCGCTGGGCCGAGGACGTCGCAGGCGAACCGAACCCGCGGCCGGGTGTCTCCCATGAGCCGCACCCGGCCGACTGGGATGGCCCGTGCCGGCCGGAATGCACGCACCGAGGTCGACCGCGTCGCCGCGACGGGGTCGAGTACTGCCCGGCGGCGGGCAACTACCGCAACGCCGACATGGTCGTGGCCGGCGCTGACGTGTGCCTGGCGTTCATCCGGGACCGGTCCCCGGGGGCTACCAACTGCGCCCGGCTCGCGCTCGACGCCGGCATCGAGCTGCACGTCTGGCGGGAAACCGCATGACCGCCGAATCCACAGCCCCGGTGCTCCGTCTTCGCCGCCGCCCGCCAGGCGCTCCGTCATCCCGCTGGGATGACGGCTCCTGCGGAATCCCCGGCTGCCCCTGCACGCATGACCCGAACGGCGCCGAGCCGTGTGACCGGGGATGGACCATGCCGCCGGCCGAGGGCAAGACCGGCGGTATCCCGGGAATCGGCAGCGCGATTGTCGAGCGCCTCCTTCCCGCGGGTGACGCGGTGCGCCGCTGCCCGACCTGCGCCGGTCACGCGAAACGGCGGGCAGCCATGGCGGAAACGGTCACCCGGGCGGAATCCGCCTAGCCGAATTGGCTTGTTGGTCGTATCGTCGATCTCACGATCTACGAATCGTGGGAGGACGTCATGGCTATCACCGTGGCGTCGCCCCGCCGGCCGGTGCGGGGCGACGCCGAGCGCGCCGGGCACTGCGGTACCCGTGGCTGCCGCTGCACCCACCTGGCGACGGATCCGCTGTTTCCCGAGGCTCCGGCCTGTGACCATGGGTTCCGGCCGGCGCCGCCTGGCGCCCGGAGCCCGCGGGGGAACCTGCTGGGTCCGGGTGCGGTGGTGCCGTGTCCGGCGTGCCGGGAGGCGCTGCTCAACGCCGTGTAGGTGCCGGTAGATCCTACGAATTGGTAGTTTCGTCGAAATCTGGTAGTGTCGTAGACGCCAACGCAAACGGCCGCCCCACCCGATCCCCTGTCAGAGATCACGGGCGAGACGGCCGCGACATGCAAGGAGCAAGTCTATGACCCACCTCTCCATCGAACCCACCCCCCGTGACCACACGCTGGCCCGGCTCCACTTCGCCGGCCTGGACCAGCCGACGGACGTCCACCAGCGCGCCGCGGACCTCCTGGCTTCCTCCGTCGACGCGCTCGCCGCGTCCGTCAGGGGCCTGGACGTCCTCCGCTCCTACGCGGAGATGCGCCGGATGACTGCCGTCGTCGCGGCCTACCGGACGCAGATCGCCGAGATGGCCGCGGACGAGGCCGCCGACCGCGCGGTAGAAGAGCGCGACCCGCTCAACGACGCCGACATTCGCTGCGGCACCTGCAAGAAGTCGCAACTTGCCCGCCGGGGCGGCTGCACCTGTACCCGGACCATCCCGCTCCCCAAGGCGGCGGCAGTGACCACGCAGAGCGTCGTTGTCTGGAAGCACCGGCTCCCCGACCTCGTCACCGCCCTCCGGCTGCCCGTCGGAGCGACCGTGCTCCACGTCGCCGCGCAGGGCCGGGACATGCTCCTCTGGGAGGCCCACCCGGTCAATTCGGCCGCGACCGAAACCCGGACGTTCGTGCGCATCAGCACCGGCTCCACCGCCACCGTCGACGTCCAGCGGTATGTCGGCACGGTCCACATGGACAACGGCGACGTGGCCCACGTGTTCGAGGTGGACGGGGACCAGCAGTGACCGCCCCGGCCGAGGACCGGATGCTCGGCCGCATCCGGAAGCTGCTCGCCATGGCTGAGGCCGACGGGCTCACCGAGGCGGCCCGCGACTCGTACAACGCGAAGGCCGCCGAGCTGATCGCCCAGTACGGCATCGACCAGGTGCTCCTCGCCGCGCACGCCCCGATGTCGGCCGCCCCGGTCGACCGGACGATCGAGCTGCTGGCGCCGTACGCCCGAGACAAGGCCGACCTGCTGTGGGCGGTGTTGGAGCCGCTGCGTTGCAAGGGAGTCCGCACCATCCGCTCCCGGACGGGCCGCGTCGAGATGCGGGTGTTCGGGATGCCGGCCGACCTCGAACGCGCCGAGGTGCTGTTCACCTCGCTGCTCGTCCAGGTCGCGCACGGGACGGCCGTCGCCTACCCGGACGATCCGATGGAGTCCATTGCCGCGTACCGCCGGTCGTGGATCATGGGCTTCCGGGTGGCCATCCACCGCCGCCTGATGGAGACCGAGCGGCACGCCACCGAGCAGGCCACCTCCGCCGAGACCACCGTCGCCGGCACGCCGGCCCGGTCGGTTGCCCTCGTGCTCGTCGAGCAGAAGGACCGCGTCGAGCAGGCGGTGCACGCCGCCTACCCGAAGCTGAAGAAGGCCAAGCCCCGCAGCCTGGCCGGTACCGGCTACCAAGACGGCGCTGCCGCCGGCCGCCGCGCCGACCTCGGCGGCACCCGCCTCGGCGGGCAGAGACGTCGGGCGGTGGGACGGTGACCGCCCCGACCCGCCCGGCCGCGATGACCGCGACCCGCGGCGACGTCCTGCGGGCCCTCGCCGAGGCCGTCGACCGGCTGCCCGCGACGGTGCGGCTGACCCTGTCCGCCGGCCCCTTCACGGGCCGCAGCCCCTACTTCTCGGTCCACGCGCACGGCGGGACCCCGCAGCAGAACGTCGCCGCGCTGGCGACGATCGCACACGACCTCGCGCTCACCCTGGTCGTCCCGGTCACCGTCGACCAGTGGGCCGACGCCGACGGCGACGAGGTCATCTCGATCAGCGCGACGACCCGCTGGCGCGGCGTCCGCCTGGAGCTCGTCGCCTTCCCCCGTGCGGACCACAGGCCGGACGCCGACGTCGTGGAGGCGTTGGTCGCGCCGCTGCGGCTCGCGCTCGGCCCCGCGGCGGTGACGTCGTGATCGGCCCGGACGGAATGCCGATCCCCGGAGCCGGCTGGCCCGCCCTGGAGCCCCCCGGCCCCCTGTACGCCCCCCGGCCGCCGCGCCGATGGGACCTCGCCGCCTGGGTGCTGCTGTTCGCCCTCGGCACTCCGGCGGCGCTGCTCCTCGGCATCCACCTCGGCATCAACCTGGCCCGGCCGTGACCGGCCCGCAGGTGCAGACCCTCGGCTACGCCCCAGACCATCCCGGGTGGGCGGCGGTCTGGCCGGCGCTCGGCGGGGATCTCGCGCAGATCGTCGCCGACGCGGCCCGCCACAACATCGCCCTGGACGCGGTCATCACCGCCGACCAGATGTGGCTGCACACCAACCAGCAGAGCCTCCTGACGCTCCACGGCCCGCACACCCCCGGGCTGGCGCACCGCTGGCTGCACGAGACCGCGCAGACCAGCGGCGTGCCCTACGGGCCGTGGCTCGCCGCCGCGATGCTCCACATCCACCTGGTCGCCCCGGCCTGCACCCGGCTCGGTTCGGACACGGACTGGGACCGCGGCTGGCTGCCCGCCAGGCGGATCTGCTCCCGCCGGTTCGACCCCGTGCCGGACACGTCCCCGCTGGTCCAGCCGGCGGATGCGTTCGCCGGCATCCAACTCTAGGAATGATCATGACAGACGAAAAGCCGACCCTCCGATCGGGCGCGGTCGCCGAACGTTTCGGCGTCGACACCAAAACGGTTCTCGCCTGGGTGCACGCTGGGAAGCTGAAGGCCGTCAAGACCCTCGGAGGGCACTACCGGTTCCGCGAGTCTGACGTCAACGCGGCCGCCGAAGCACAGCAGGCTCTGGACGGGCAGTGAGCGACCTCGACGGGGCGACGATCGCGAACTGCCCGGACTGCTGGGGCACCGTCTGGGTTCCTCCTAGCGGCACGGCGAGCAGCTCCAGCGCCCACGCATCCAACAAGCCCTGCCCCGGTCGGCCGCGCCGGTGAGCGGCGTCTGCGTGCTCTGCCTCGGCACCGGCGCTCCCTGCCTGCGCTGCGGCGGGCAGGGCATCGACCCCGACCCGGAAGCCGCGAAGCTCCCCCAACCCGACACCACACCGGAGGCACGGTGAACCCCCTCGATTTCCCCCCCGGCTCGCGTCAGGACCTACAGTCCCGACGACTTCAGGGCGCGGTGCTCAACTGCGCCGACTGGGAGCTGACCTTCGGTGCCACGAACATCCCTTTGATCGCCCAGCGCCGTTACCAGTGTGGTGCGGAAAGTGGATGCGTGCGCGGTTTCCACTACTGCGTGATCGCCACCGTCGGCTACTGGGACACCGAAGCCGGCGGCGAATGGCACTGGCATCTGATCGACACGCGGCGGGACCGCCCCGGCGACAGCGTCGTTCGCCTCGACAGGTCGCCCTACACCGAACCCAGTGAGGCGATGGCCAAAGCCGAGCAGGGGACGACCTTGTTCCTCGCGGGCCACGCCGACTGCCACATCTGAGCCCCGATCGCCGGCCTCTTCCCTCCCCTTGGGGCTGGCGGTCCTCCCCCGCCTGCCGGCCTGGCCTCTCGCTCCCCTGTCACGCGGCCGGGCCGGCAGGCATCCCGAACGCGAAAGGAATCCCAGTGGAACGAACCGACCGGTTCGACGGCACGATCACCGCCACCGTCCGCTACAGCGGCTGGAAGCCGCCGGCCGACGAAATCGTCGAGGGCCTGACCGACTTCTTCGGACCCTACCGGGACGACGAGCTGCCCTACATCCGGCAGATCCGCCTCGACGCCCGGGCGGCGCCGACCCGCCGGAACCTGGTGCTCGCTATCGGCGTGTCGTACGCCCTGTTCGTCGGCCTCGTGCTGGCCGTCTACGGACTGATCCTCACCTACGACCACCGGTTCTGGCTCGGCGTGGGCCTGGCCGTCGTCGGCGCGGCGCTGGCCGGGGTCGCCGCCAGCTGGATCGTCCGGCTGTTGCGCCGAGAGGTCCAGCGGGAGCGGGACAGCGTCATCTACAGCAAGCCCTGAGACCGGCCGTCCGGCCCGGCCCCTCATCCCCTGTCACGGGCCGGGCCGGCAGGCACCCCAACCACCAAGGAAAGCGATGATCGAGGACACCACCAAGCGCGCCCCGATGCTCCACCTCCTCGGCGCCTTGTCCGACGGCCCCTCCGGCTACATCGAGGGCATGGAGGCCGGCGGCGGCCGGCAGCTCGCCGCCTCCGACCTCCTACCCACCGACCTCTCCCCAGCCGACGAGGGCGCCTGGACCGCGCTCGGGTTCACCCTCGGCGACACGGTCGACGGCGACCCCCTGTTCCGCCACGCCACCTTGCCGGAGGGCTGGACCCGCCGCTCCCACCAGGATCCGCGCGGCTCGGACATCCTCGACACCCGCGGCATCCCCAGGGTGTCGATCTTCTACAAGGCGGCGTTCTACGACCGGCGGGCGTCCGCGAGCATCGTCAACGTCGGTTCCGTCGTCGCGAACACCGCGATCTACGACGACGGCGACTACATGATCCCCTGGGATCTGCTGACCGCCGACGAGACGGCGACCGTCGTCCGTGTGCTCGACGAGTACCTCGCCGACGTCGCCGACTATCCGGGCACCCACGGTCAGCGCGTTCCCCGCGTGCAGGCGCTCCGCAGCTCGGCGCCGTCCACCTGAGACCGGCCGTCCGGCCCGGCCCTGTCTCCCCGGGCCGGACGGCCACCCCCGGTTCTGTTCCACCGTCTCCCGGTCTCGGCACCCCCCGAGCCGGGCCGGGAGGCGGCGGTACAGAACCGACCCGAGAGGACCACGATGCGCTTCGCGTTGGAGCTGACCGGCGCCACACCGTTGGTCATGCACAACATCCGTCTGGCCGACGAAGACGACGAGATCGTCATGGAGATCAAGAAGCTGACGAGTAAGAAAACGAAGACGAAGCAGGACCGAGACGAAATCGGCCGCTTGGAGTGGTACGGCGGTCTCTACACCGACCAGGGGAAGGTGGTGATGCCGACCGAGAACTTCAAGCGGTGCGTTGCCGAGATTGCCAAGGTTCGGAAGCTCGGCAAGGCGGTCGAGCGGGCGATGTTGCCCCTCGACGGTCTTCACGTTCCACTCATCCACGATGGCCCGCAGTCCCTCGAAGAACTGTGCTCCTCCGACGTCTACCGACTCAGGAAGTCGGTGGGCGTGATGGGCAGGCGTGTTACGCGAGTCAGGCCGCGATTCCCGGCCTGGGGCCTGACGCTGTCCGTGGAACTGCTGGCGGACGTCATGGACCCTGGCACCTTTGTCGACCTCGTCCATCTCGCCGGCCGCGCCGAGGGCCTTGGCGACGGAAGGCGCATCGGCTATGGACGATTCTCGGCCACGATAAAGGAGGTATGATGCTGAAGCAGGCCGCCGCCAGGACCGGCATGGCTAGGCGGGGCTCGGCCTGGTTGGGCCAGGCATTGCGCGGTAAGGCTGGGTTGGGCGGTGGGCTGGCGTGAGCCCGTTCACCGCCCGCAGCCCCGACGGCCGCTCGGAATGGCAGATCGTCCGCGACCTCATCGCCACCTACAGCCTGAAGCCGGGCGACATCCTCCCCTACCACGATCTCCACGTCGCCCTGAACAGGGACGAGGAAGAGCGGCAGGCCGTCCAACGGGCCGCCCGCGAAGCCTCACGACACATGCTCCAGCTCGACAAGAGATGCCTGGTCCCGGTGCCGAACGAGGGCTACCGGCTGGCGCTCCCCAGCGAGCACGTGCGCGTCGCCAAGGAACGGGAGGCGCGGGGGGTCCGCCAGTTCGCCCGAGCGATCAAGGTGTACGACGGCACCCCGCTCGACGAACTGAAGCCCGCCGAGCGCGAACTTCACCTCAACACCTCCATGCTCGCCAAGACCGCTTTCGCCGCTCTCGATGATCACGAGAAGAGGCTACGGAGACTGGAAAATGTGATCGGTGGGATCGCCGGACCCAAAATCATTGATCACGACCCGGAAGAGATAGTGTAAAGAACACAGTTCTGGGCCGCGCAGGTTAGGGCGGGGCCCGGCTAGGCGGGGCTGCGCTAGGCAGGTCCCGGCGGGGAAGGGAAGGCTGGGGCGCTTTCATGCGCGGGTGGCGGGCAGGCATCAACGTTCGAGCCGTTGACACCCACGGCCGAAAGGCCGATTAACTCGCGGCGTGGCTTGGCCCGGCTCGGCAAGGCGAGGCGGGGCGAGGCGCGGCGTGGTGAGGCTGGGGCGCTTTCATGCGCGGGAGGCTGGCAGCCATCGGGGTTCGAGGCCCCGACTCCCACGGTCGCAAGACCGATTCAGGTAAAGGCGCGGCTAGGTCAGGCTCGGCCGGGCGAGGCACGGCATGGCATGGCTGGGCCGGGGAAGGCTGGGGCATCTTCGGATGCGGGCGGATGGCATACACGCGGGGTTCGAGTCCCCGGCGCCCACGGCCGAAAGGCCAGCACGGTTCAGACTGGCGGGGCCGGGATAGGTGTGGCACCGCTGGGCGCGTCTAGGCGCGGCGCCGCTGGGCCTGGCAAAGCTGGGAGCGGGGGGGCGACTCGAAGTCGCCCCCCCGCATTCAAAGCAATTTGAACACATCCGAGAGGACCCCTGTTGCGCGTTCGTCTCCGCCGTGCCGCCTGCCGCTGCCGACATCGCCGACGACCTGCTCGACCTCGTCACCGACCTGATCACCCGCTGACCGAACGGAACCGATCATGAAGAGACGCATCCTCCCCGCCGTCGCGCTCGCCGGCACGCTGGCGCTGACCGCGACCGGCTGCGACGACAACCGGGCCGCCCTCGCCGTCGCCCCGAACGACCCCCGGTGCTCCGGATGATCATGCGCACCCTGAACCTCAGCGCCGACCCGCCGACCCTCGATGGCCAGCCGATCCCCTACCCGCACGCCTGGGAGATCTCCTCCCGCGGCATCCGGGTGAACGGCGCCCGTCTCTTCGGCGTCCGCGCCGTCCACGGCGGCCGGACGATCGAGACCGCGGACCCTGACCCGGATGGCCGCTGCTGCGACCTGCACGGCCGGTGGGGCGCCGACTGTGGATGCACGGTCCCGGCTCCGGCGTCCGCCGCACCCTCCCCGCTGGCGGTCCGTCTCGCCGAGCTCGCCACCCGCTGGGAGCAGGCCGCTGCGGACATGCCCGACACCGCCGGCCCGGCCGCGAGCGCCGCCCGCGCGCATCTGCGGGCCTGCGCACGCGACCTTCGCAAGGAGCTGGAAGGCGGCGGCCATGCGTAGCCGACTCGCCGCCGGTCTGCTTGCCGTCGCGCTGGCCACGGCCGGTCTGGTGGCCTGCCAGTCGGGCAGCGCCTGCGCCTCCCCGCCGCTAGTCCTGGCCCGCGGCGCCGGCAGCCACGGAGGTCACAGCTCCGGCCACGGCCACAGCTCCAGCCACGGGGGCAGCCGGAGTCGTCCCCACGCCCCGCATCCGGTCGTCGTTCACCCCGGCGGCAGCGGCAGGCACTGTGATGACTGACCCGACCCTGCCGGAGGAGCTGCGCGCCCGCCTGGCCGCCGCCGGCCGCCAGGTGCACCGCACACTCGGCCCGGACGACGATTCCCGCGCGCTCGCCCTCGAGGTCCGCGCCGCCGGCCTCTGCGCCCAGATCTGCCCCGTAGCCGAGGGCCCCGACGCGGAGGCCACCGGCTGGCGGCACGACATCTGCGTCCTGGCGCCGGACCATCTCGACCGCCACCGGTCGGCGCTGTGGACCCGGTGGGGCCTGGACTGGCACGAGATGCGAGACCGGGCCCTCGCTCTCGCCGACCGTGTCAGGGCCACCGAAGAGCGCGCCGAGGAGCTGGAGGCCGAGCTGGTCGGCACCCGAGACGCCCTCGCGCTGGCCACCCGGGATCGGGGGCACTGGCGGGACGCCCACCTCCGCCTCCGCGGCCAGGTCGAGGCGCTGCTGGGATCCATGGGGTTCGCGCCGGGCTCCTACTCGAACGGCTGGGACGACGCCCTCGGCCGGGTGCTCGACACGCTGCTCCCACCCGAGGCCGACCGGGACGCGGACGGCCGTCCCCCGCTCGGCGCCCGGGTCACCGTGACCGTGACCGGCATCGTCGACCCGGGCCGTTACGACGGCACCCAGGCCTACATCTCCGCGTCACGGTCCCAGCTCGACGGAGACCTGTGGCTCGACAAACCCACCATCGTCATCACCGCCGCGCCTACCGAGGAGACCCGTTGACCGCCACCGCCGTCGAGCTGCCGCCATGCCGAGTCTGCGGCTGCACCGCCGACGACCCGTGCCCCCTCGGCCGGCACAACTCGGTTTCCTGCCTGCCAGTGCCGGACCCGAAGGGCTCGCCGCGGCTGTGCAACTGGTGCGCGGGCAAGGAGGAGGGCGCGGTCCGCTGCGACGTCCTCGCGTCCGGTCTGCTCGCCGGCCCCGAGCCGGTGCGCTGCGCGATGGGCGCCATCCACGCCGCCCATTACCGCTGCGCTCGCGGCCACGACCGCCACATCAACGTCTGCCGCATGCACCACGGCGACCAGGGCGACATCCCGGCCGACTGCGCCGAGTGCCCGCACGCCGATCAGGTGCCGGTCCGGCTCGTCTCCTCCGCCCTCCTCTATCCGCCGACCGCACCGCCGGCCTGACGCGCAGCGGCAGCGCAAGACGCCGAACGGCCCCCGCCCGGAGACCCTCCCCCCGGGCGAGGGCCGTTCGTCCGTTCTGGGACCGCTCAAGCGGCGGCACCGGCCAGCCAGGCGGGCACCGTGTCCGGCGCCTTCGCGAAGCTCGGGCAGGCGGTCACGTCCAGCGCGTTCCGCGCCCGCGTCACTGCGACGTACAGGAGCATCAGCTCGTCCGCGTTGCCGTCGAGCTGGCCGGGCGGCGGGAAGTCCGCGGCGAGCTTCACCGTGTCCCACTCCAGCCCCTTGACGCAGTGCACGGTGCCCACCGTGACGTCCGCAGCCCGCAGGTCGGACAGATCCGCCAGCCCCGCGATGATCGCCTCCGGGCCGAAGTCCTCGACCAGCTTCACGAGCAGCGCAATGTCACTGCCGAGCTCGTCGAACTCGCAGTTGTGGGAGAGCAGGCCCTCGGCGATGAAGGTGCGGGCGTCCGTACGTACAGCGACGACCTCGCGCTCTCCCACGTACTCGACATTGACGACCTTGGTCCGGGGGGTGCGGCCAATCTGGCGACGCTCCCACAAGCCTCCGGCCGCCGCGACTAGGCGCTCAGGGCGCGTAGTACCCAGCAGGCGCAGCTGCTCGGAGAGCCCTCCTCGTATGACAAGTTGCCGCACCTCGCTTGGGGCGCTGCCATGCGCGTAGTCGCCGAACTCGAAGCCTCGGTCCTTGAGCAAGGAACGAACCCGCTCAAGCACCGGCCCCTCCTTCTGAGAGATTGACAAGTGACGGTTGCGGCTGCTCTCACCCCGGCAGCCAGCGGACCCCTCACCGTCGAACATGCCCGCCAACCAGCCGGCATCCTTGGTGTCTTCCTCCTCCCACCGCCCGAGAGTCAGGATCGGCGTGCCGGGCGAGAGCCGCTCCGTGTGCATCCAACGGAGGTTGTTGCCTTGCTGGACGATCCAGCGATGCTCGGCACTCGCTGTGACCGTGGTGCCGTCGTCCGTGGTGATGCGGTAGCACGGCCTAGTGATGGTCTTGACACTCTCCACGACGGCCGTCCGATACCGGCGTCCTCGCGCATCCGCCGGCGTCTCCTCATCGAAACCTACGAGACGGTCGCCCGGCTCCAGAGTGTCAATGGTCTGCCAGCGAAGATCTGAGGTGAGCACTCTCGTCTCTGGCGCGAGACAGTAATCCTGCACCTGCCCCCACGTCGAGAAGCAGGACAGCTCCGGGTGCGCCGTCCACCCTTGGTCGCGGAGCTCGATCGCACCGCGGGCGAAGGAGACGACGGCCTGCGCCGTGTTCCCCACCAAGTGGACCTTCCTTCCGGCCTTCATCAGCGTCAGCGCCTCGGACACGGCCGTCGCATTGGTGCGGCAGAGGATCGCGTCGATCATCTCGCACGGGCCGATGTAACCGGCTTCGTCGTCGCTGCCGGGCCTGCCCTTGAGCCGCAGGGGGGTGTCGAGCTGGGCGAGGAGGGTGTTCGCGAAGTCGGCGAGGTCCTGACCGAACCGGAACGACTGGGACAGGTAGGCGGTGCGGTCGACCTCGATGTTCTTGAAGGCGTCCAGGCAGCCGTTGAACGAGTTGATCGCCTGGGCCGAGTCGCCTACCAGTACCACGCGGCTGCCGAGCTGCATCTGCTTCTTGATGATCGAAAGCATGATCGGACTCATGTCCTGCGCCTCGTCGATCATGAGAATTTCGGCGCCGATCCACGGCATCCGCCGCACACCCGGCCGCGACGGGTGCAGCCCCAGCTCCCACATCTTCAGGAAGTGCGCCGGGCTGTACGGCAGGACCCCGTTCGTCTTCTGCGCGTCCTCCCACGCACGGTTCAGCGCCGGGAGCATCCGCGCCCGGAGCATGTCGTTGGCCTTGTAGGTGCGCTTCCCAGTCGCCGAGTCGGGGGCGTCGATCCCGTCCACATACCGGAAATGGTCGACACTGGGCGCCTCGGCGTCGGACTGGCAGAACCGGCCGAGCGCCCGCAGCACGTAGGACGCGAGCCACGCCGGACGCAGCGCCCGCGATCCCCCACCGATCTGCGGCACCCACACCGGCTCGTTGATGCCGAGCGCCTTCGCGTTCTCCGCCGAGGTGCGCCGCACGTTCGACCGTCCGGAGAACTCCCGGCCGACCGCGTCGAACGCGAATCCGTGCATCGTCCGGACCCGCACGTTCCGGCCCATCTTGCCCTTCTGCTCCTGGCAGATGGCCTTGTTGAACGCCGTGTAGGCGACCCGCCGGTCCCGGTATTCGTGGGCGATCGCGCGGAGCACCGTCGACTTTCCGCAGCCTGCCCCGGCCTGGATGGCGAGGTGGCCGCCTTCAGCGAACAGGTCGATGGCCTTCTGCTGCTCGGGTGTGGGCTGGAACATCAGGGTCCCCCTTCGTCTCGATTCTACCGAAACCTACCATATTCGTAGTTTCGACGAAATTACCATACCGGCAGACCTCGACCACCACTCTCCGTAGCCGGATCCGGTGGCCGGACATCCGGACATCCGCCCACCCATCGCGCAGGCACGCGCGGGCACACAGGCGATCCGGACGTCCGCCCGGACAACCCAGGACGTCACCCAACGTCACAGCACTCCCGACCGGGGGAGGGGATCCCGATCTACGAAATGGTCGGATCGGCGATAGGGTGACAACACCTATCCCGCCCTCGGCGAAAGCGAGCCCCCATGGCCCAGAAGACCTTCGTCAGCCTGGTCTGCGACATCACCGGGGAGGAGGCTGCCGAGACGGTGCGATTCAGCCTCGACGGCGCCCAGTACGAGATCGACCTGACCGGGCCGAGGGCGGACGAGCTTCGCGGCGCCCTGGCGCCGTTCATCACCGCAGGACGCCGGCAGGGCGCGAAGCCGGCCCGACGTCGCAGTGGCGGCGCGACCGCGCCGAGGGCGACCAGCGGAACCGCGGACGTCCGCGAGTGGGCCCGCGAACAGGGAATCGAGGTGTCCGACCGGGGCCGGATCTCCCGGGAGATCCTCACCCAGTACGAGGCGGCACAGACCCCCGCCTGACCGGATTGGCCAGATCGCGGTTTCTACTAATTCGTAGCCGCGTTATCATCGGGCGGCGTGCCGGACTGGTGCGCCGCCCGACACGGTGACTCCAACACCGGGCCGGACGACGACTTGCACGTGTCCTAACAGGAGGACCGCGCCGTGCGTCATTTTGCCGTGCCCACGCTTCCGCGCACGTGGTTGGGCGTGTTGCGCCCGACCGTTACCGGTCTGGTGGCCGTCCGATGAGCCAGGGCGACTTCATCGCGCTTCTGGTCCTGGGCGGAACATTCGGCCTCGCTGGGCTCTACCTGCGGGAGTTCCGCGCGGCCCTGGTCGTCGGCTTGATCTACGCCGGCGGATACACCGGCCTGCTGATCCTCAAGGCGGGGGGCCCCTGGTTCGAGTTCATCGTCTCCCTCCGAGCCGGCTGATCGATGGCCGTCACCCCCGAGGTCATCGCTGCCCGCGCCGAAGCCGCCCTCGTGCTGGCCCAGGCCGACGAGACCCGTGCCGAGACGGCCCGGCGGGACGATGCCGCCGCGGCCGAGCGGGCCCGGCTCGCCGAGGAGACCCGCGCCGACATCCGCCGCAAGGACGCCGCAGACCGGGACGCCCGCGCCCAGCGGGAGCGCGCGGACTGCCGAGCCCGCTGGAAACGCCGCCGCGCCGCCGTTGCCACCGTGCTCGGCCGGATCCGCGGGGACGCCGATGCTGCCGCAGCGATGACCGTCTACACCGCCGCCGTCGGCACCGCCCTCTACGGCCAGCTCACCGCCGCCCACGACCACGGCCTCCCCGCACCCATCGCGATCGCCGCCGCGGTCGCCCTGGAAGGCTGGGCGCTCGCCGCTGCCCGCACGGCCCTCCGGCTGCGCCTGGAGCACGGGGAGCGGGCGGTGCTGCCCCGGACGGCAATGGCGGTCGCCGGCGCCGTCGTCGCCGCGATCAACGTCGCCGGCCACTGGCCGCACGTCGTCACCGTCGATGGCGTCGCCACGCAGTCCGGCAGTCGGGCGACCGCGGTCATCCTCGGTCTCCTCTCCCTCGGCGCGATCACGATGTGGGAGCTGCGGTCCGGCGCCCGACACCGCCCGGCCCTACGCGCCCGCGGCCTGCTCGCCGAGCCGCTGCCGTGGCTCGGCCTGCGCTACTGGACCCGTTACCCGCTGCGCGCCTGGTGGGCCCGTTCGGCGTCCATCGCCGCGCCGTCAATCCGGACCCGCGCGGCAGCAATCCGCGCGGGCGAGCTGCTGCGCGCACTCCGCGCACAGGCCCGCGTCGATGCGCGGAACGCGCGCACGGCCGCGCGGCACCGCGCACAGGTCGCCCAGCTCGCGCGCGAGGCCGCGCGCGACGCCGCGAAGAAGGGCGCCGTGCAGGAGGCGCTCGCGCAGCTGCGCGCGTTTGCCGCGGCGAACGCGCTGCCCTTGGCCGCGCAGCCTCGCGCAGCCGTCCGCGCGGACGTGCGCGACGAGCCGGCCGACCCGCGCGAGGCCGCGCAGGAGACCGCGCTGGCCGCGCACCCGGACGACGAGCCCGCGCGCCCCGCGCAGGACGACCGCGCGGACGCCGCGCACGACGAGGACCCGTTCGCGCACATCGCGCGCGACCTCGTGCACGTCGACGTCGACCTCGCACACCTGCGCGAGCCCGCGCGGACCAGCACACCCGTGCTCGCACAGCACGCCGTCGAGTTCGCCGCGCCGCCGCCCGCAGTCGAGCCGGCCCCGGACGACGACGACCTCACCGATGGCGATGAAGAGGAGCCGGCCGCGCCGGTCGACGACCTCGCCGCCCGCCGCGCGGAGAAGAACGCGGCGCTACGCGACGAGGTGCGGGACCTCCTCGACCGGGGCAAGGCCGTATCGTCGCGCGCCCTCGGCCGCCAGTACGGCGTCGCCGAGTCGACCATGCGGGACCGGATCAAGCCGATCCGCGCGGAGTGGGAGGCGGAGCAGGCGGCCAGAGAGCGCACGGGATGATCCGCGTCGTCGCGCTCCTGGCCGGCGCGCTGTTCCTCCTCAGCTCGTTCGACGGCCCGACGCCCCGCCGCGCACCCGCGCGCGCGGGGCGTTCCAGTCCGAGCACCCGCGCGATGCTCGCCGGCAGCGCACGAGCATGGCGCGCGGCCACCCCGGCGGGCCGCCGCTGGCGTGCGCGCCGGCTCGCCGGGAACACCGCCCGCGCACTGCTCTGGCCGCGCGGTCGCGCAGCCGCCGCGCACCCGCCGCGCGGCCCGCGCGTCGACCTCACCCATCCCGCGCGACGCCGCGCACCATCCGCGCACCACCCGCGCGAATCGCAGCCGGCCGCGCGAGACCCGCACACACCACGAGGCGGAGGACCGTACATGGATCTCGTCAAATTCGCGCAAGCCACGGCCGCCGCCGGCCAGCTCGACCCCCCAGACGGCGGCCTGCCCGGCGTCCCCGACCAGGCCCGCGCATGGGCGCGCGCCATCGAGACGATCGCCGACGGCTACCTGGCATGGGTCGGGAGTCTCATTGAGGACGTCGGGCTCGCCCAGAAACCGCTCGAGCCCCTGCTCGACGCTGGCGACCTTCTCGTTGGTCTCGGCCCTGCGGTGGCCGCCGGGGCACAGCAGATCGCGGCTGGCCGGCGATGAGCAGCCCGCGCGACCGCGCGTTCGCGCGCGAACTGCGCCGCGCAGAGGGTGCGCGACGTCGCGAGCAGGCCGCGCAGCGCCGCGCGGATCTGCGCGACCGTCGCGCGGGTGGTGCGCAGCCGCGCGCACGCCCGGACCGTTCGCGCACTGTCGCCCGCGCATCACGCGACCGGCCCGCGCAGAAACCGCGCGAGCGTCGCGCACCCGCCGCGCGGGCCCTGCGCGAACCGCGCACGGCCCGCGCAGGCAACCCGCTGCGCCGCGCACGCCGCGCGGCCTACCGCACCCGTCACGCGCTCGCCCCGGCCTGGTGCGCGGTCGGCGTCGCCCTCGTGGCGTGGGGCCTGCGCGGCCTGCTGCCCGCCTGGCTCGCCGTGTGCGCGGTGCTGCTACTGCTCGCCGCGGCGGATGTGCGGATCGCGCGGGACTCGCGCACCCTGCGCGCGCACCGCGCGGGCGTTCTGCTCGCGGCGGCCGCCGCGGCGTGGGCCTGCTGGGTGGTCGTCGCCGGCTTCGGCCAGCTCCAGGCGGTCGCGCTCGCACTCGCGACGCTGGCCATGTGGCCGTCGTGGTGGCGATCCCACCGGGTACGCCGCGCCCGCGCGGCCAGCCGGTTCGAGCAGGCATGGGCGTGGGCCGCCGCCGACCTCGGCCTCCGCGCCGAACTCCGCGGCACCATCCCGGGCGAGGTGGACGGCCAGTGGTCCCACCCGGTCGACCTGAACGGGGACACAGTCGACCGGCTCCGCGGGGCGCTCGGCGACCTCGAAGCGGTCCCGGCGCTGCGTCTGCGCCGTGGCGCGCTCCGCGTCGACGACGTGCCGGCGGACGCCTCCCGGGCGGTGCTCCACGTCGTTGCCGTCGACCCGCTCACCTCCGCCCCGGACGTGCCGGCCGGCGATGACGAGGGTATCCCGTGGCCGGGCCCGGACCCGGCCGCCGGCCCGGACGACCCGATCGCCGTGGGCCTGTACGAGGACGGCGGCCCGATCGAACTCGGTCTAGATCAGCACATCCTCTTGGTTGGCGGCACTGGCGCCGGGAAAGGCACACTCCTCAAGATCCTTATTGGGAACGCTCTAGCTCGCCGCGCGCTGAAGGTGTGGGGAATCGATTTCAAGGGCGGCCGGCTCCTCACGCCGTGGGGCCGGTGCATCGCCAAGGCCGTGACGAACGCCGACGGCTACGGACCAGGTATCGAACAGGCGCGGGCTCTTCTCGCGGGGGCCCTCGCCGAGGTCGACCGCCGCGCCGCCGCCGGTGCGGTGTCCGGCCTCGACGGGCACGTGGCGACGGAGCGGGACCCGCACATCATTCTGATCATCGATGAGGCTGAGCGGGTCCTCGACGACCCGGACTGCCTCTATCTGATCAACGAACTGTCGGACGTGGCCCGCTCCGAACGGATCACCCTCGTGATCACGGTTAAGCGCCCGACCGCCGACAGCACCCGCGGCGGACGGCTTTCCAGCAACATCAAAACCCGAGTGCTGCTCGGCTCCCGCGAGAACAAGCAGGATCTTCGGGGCGCTCTGCCTGGCGGCATCACGTTCCCCGTCGAGGTGCTCGACCGGCCGGGGAAGGCAGCGATCTACCGGCACGGCCAAGCCGCGGCCCGTCCCGGCCGCATCTGGCTGCCCTCCGTCGCCCAGGTCGCCGAGCTCCGCGCCGCCTACGAGCCGGCCGAAACAGCGCCCGCGATGTCGACAGACCCCGAAAACACCCCCGAGAACGCCGTTTCGGGAGCTCTGTCGACATCCGAGGCCGCTATCACGACCACCCCGGTGCCGTCGGGGCCGCCGTCGCCCGCGCTCGCCCTGGAGCTCATCACCGCCACGGGCACCGAGGGCATCCGCGCCAAGGATCTGAAGCCTCTGGGTCAGTGGGGTTCGACCACCACCATGTACGAGCACCTCGCCCAGCTCGGCGAGGACGAGGAGAAAGGCCGGGCCGCACAGGTCGTGAGCGTGAATCGCCGCTGGTACGCCGTTGAGCATGCCCCGGATGGGCCGCGGCCAGCGTGATCTATGCTAGCCGGCTAGCTTATGATGGAGGCGAGCATGGTTGACCGCGGCGACGGCCGGCACACCTACGAATCGATCGCGTGGGACATCCGCGGACGGATCGGCCGCGGCGATCTCCGTCCAGGTGACCCGATCCCCAGCCTCCCCGCGATACAGCGGGACTTGAAGGTCTCGAACCAGACGGCGCAGGCTGCGGTCCGGCTCCTGAAATCGTGGGGGCTGGTCGAGGGGAAGTCGGGGCTTGGGACCTTTGTGCGCGAGCTTCGTCCCATCGTCCACGTCATGACGGACATGACCGTTCCCGGTCCCGCCGGGAAGCGGCGCACCTGGCGCGAGATCGTGTCCGAGTACGGCATGGTGGGCGCTCAGCAGGTCACCGGAGCTGGCCGGACGCCCGCACCTGCGGACGTCGCAGAGGCGCTGGGGATCGCCGCGGAAGCCCCGGTGGCATGGCGCCAGAGGCTCCTCTTGGCCGATGGTCGCCCCATCATGATCTGCTCCTCGTACTACCCGGACGCCATAGCCGACGTCGTGCCAGCGCTCGCCGAGCCCGCACGGCTGCCCTCCAACGCAATGGAGTTGATGGCCCGCGTAGGCCACGCAATCGTCCCCGGCGGCCGGGACACCGTCTTCGGCCGCGCCGCGACAGCGGAGGAAGCGGCCCAGCTCGGGGCGCAGGCCGGCGCGCCGGTCACCGAGACGTTCCGAGTGGCGTATGACGCAGACGGGTTGGTGGTCCTCGTAGAAAGGATGGTCGCGGACGGGCTGCGGCTCCGGCAGGTCTGGCGGTTCTGACATGTCGATGCCCCCGGCCCGAGAACGGGACACGGGGGCGGGGGGCTGGACGGTCAGGTGTCGGTCGGGATGACGACCGACACCGTCCGGATGTGGCTGAGGTGCTGGCCGGTCCGCCGCCCGTCGGCGTCGAGGAAGGCCAGCTGGTAGCGGGTGCTGCCGTTGCAGCGCAGGCACCAGCAGGCGCCGGCGGCGAGGACCTCGGCCGGGCCGTGGCCCGGGGTGTAGCTGCCGGCGTAGACGACGCGGGCGCCGCGCGGGGCGAGAGCGGACATGGCGGGCTCCTTCGGGCTGGTGCGGGGGCGAGGGGTGCGGGGTGCGGGGTGCGGGGGCCCGGCCGGCGGACCGCCAGCCGGGCGGAGGGTCAGGCGACCCGGGCCGCCTTGATCGAGTCCGCCTTCTGCTTCATCGGCACCTCGTCCTCGCGCGCCTCGTAGTCCGCGCGAACCGCGCCCTGGTCCATCACCAGGCCGCCCGGGATGAACCGCAGCTCGAACCGGCCGTGACGGCCCGGTCCGGCCGCTTCGAGGATCGGCCGGGCCTGCTTCTTCAGGTCCCGGGCGATCGCCTCCAGTCGCGCCGCCTCCGCCCACGCCTCCGCGGCGAGCTCGACGTCGGTCAGCTCGGTGAGGTCGGTGACCGGCCTCGGGGCCTTCTTGAACCGGGTGCGCTCCTGGTTCGCCTTCCGCGCGACCTTGTACGCCTCGACCGAGTCGGCGGAGATCCCGCCGGCCAGGCGGGCAAGCTTCCCGGCCTTCGCGTAGCGGCGGATGGTGGCGACCTTCAGTCCGCCGAGCTCGGCGGCGGCGGTCTCCACGCTGATCGCGTGGTCGCGGGCCGGCGCGGTGGTGGTGATCTCGGCGGTGATGGTCATCGTGGCCCCCGTGGTGTGGCGTACCGTTCGGTGTGGCCCTACTGTACCCACAAAATGGCCACAGTGGCAATGGGGAAACTCGACGGACCTTGTGGCCCGTCCGTGGGTACACTGGGGGGTATGGCAGAGACCGCCCTCAAACGCTTCCGCATCGACAGCGACCAGTGGGACCGCTTCAAAGCGGCCGTCGACAACAGCCCCGACCCCGAGGCCGACATGTCCAAGGTCCTGCGGCAGTTCGTCCGCTGGTACTGCCGAGAGACAGGCGCCAAGCTCCCCGAGCGTCCGGCGGAGAAGGCGTGACCATCGCCCTGGCTGGAACGATCACGACCCTGTACCGCATGTATGACGAGGCTGGCACGCTGCTCTACGTGGGCATCAGTAACCGGCCCCTCGACCGCAAGGGCCAGCACAAGCACGACAAGCCGTGGTGGACCGAAGTAGCGACCATGACCCTGGAGCACTACCCGACGCGCCAGGCAGCAGCGCACGCAGAGGCGATCGCGATAGCAGGCGAAGCTCCCCGGTACAACAAGGCTGGCACGCCCGACTTCGAGCAGGCACGTCACGCGCCCCGCGCGCGGCTGGTCGCAGAGGCGCCTGTCATCGCCCGGCTGTTCTCTCATCCCGAGCCGGACACCCGGCACAGGCCGACGGGCCTACTGATGGGCCTCCAGGAGATCGAAAAGAAGCTAGGCGTCTCTCGCCAACGGGTCCACCAGCTCACAGACCACCCAAACTTTCCGCCCGCCTATGACGTGATCAAGGCAGGCCGAATCTGGCGCACCGAGGACATCGAGGGCAGGATGCGCCGCACCGGGCGGACGCCAGCGAAGGAGGGTTCGCAGTGAGCGCCGTCGACCGGCACTGAACCCGGCAACGCGAACGGCCCCACACCGACGGGGGACGCGGTGTGAGGCCGCACGTGCCCTGGCGCGTCGGGTGCGGCTCACCCATGCCGCTGACTCGCCGGCAGGGCTGCCCAGACCCGGGGGCGGAGCACTGGAACGGACACCAGCCATGTCGGTGCCGTCCCGACGCGCCAGGAACGAGACCATCCTACTAATTCGTTGGTTCGTCGATCGTAGGATGCGGCTGTGCCCCCCACGCAGCTCTCCGCTGAGATCCAGTTGTCTCATCTACTCGGCGAGCTGTACGGCCGGTTCTCTGCCGCCGACGCCCCCGGGAACCTGTCGCTGCTGGATCGGCTGAGCCTCGCCTGGCGGGAGCGCCTCCTCCCGGCCAGCCGCGAGGGCACCTCCGGCCGCCGACCACCGGGATCCCGCCCGCCGAACCCTGACGGGGCGCTTCTCGCCCGAGACGAGATCGAACGTCTCGTCGACGACTGGCTCGACGCGCTGGCCCCAGCCGGGACGACCCGCCGTGGAGATCCACTGCTGCTCCCAATACTCGTCCAGAGCGCCGACGACCAGCAGGCCGGCGAGCTGCTCACCGACGTGCGGGGGATGCACCGCACCGCTCTACTAGTCCTCGGACTGGAGGAGTACCCGCGGAACCTCCGCGGCGAGAGCGCGCCGGTGTGTACCCACTGCGACCAGCAGACGATCATGTTCGATCGGAATGCGAACCGCGGGGACCTGTGGTGCGGTAACGCCGGCTGGGCTGCCAGCGCCTGCCACGACGACGAACACTGGCCGGACTGCCGCGACCCCGAAACGGGGGTCATTCGCTGCCGGCGCTCCGCTCGTTCCGTGCGCCACCACTACTTCTGGGAGCACTGGCGGTGGCACGAGCTGACCCGGGCGAGGCCGGCATGAGCACACCAACCGCTCCCGCCGTCACCTGCTGGGCTCCCGGTGGCCATCTCGAGAACGCCACCGATCCCGGCTGGTGTGTGTCCTGCGGCGCGGCCATCCCACCACCTCCGCCGTGGGAGTGGTGGACGGCTCGACAGGCGCTCATCGTCCAGGCCGCGGAGACCGCCCGCCGCCGACGGCAGACACGGCTGACCGCCGACCGCATCGCCCGGCTGGGCGCGGCCATCGAACGGGCCGCCGACGTGCTAGGCGCGGTGAGCGAGGCCGCGGCGCGCGTCCGCGAGGACCTCCGGTGAGCCCGCGCGGGACGCTCCGTGTCGACGAGCTGATCCTCCCGGTCGTCGACATCAGGCTCCGAGCCGGCGAGCTCCACATCATCGCGGTCCGCGTCGGCGTCGGCCCGGCTGCCTCCGGCTGGCCTGTGGTGCATGGCGTCGACGGCACCCAGATCATCCGCGGCGTCGACCGGATCGACATCCCCGCACGATCCAGCTACGCCCAGACGATCACGGTGGATCTGCCGATCCGCCTCGGTGCCGATCGGACGGCCATCCGCTGATGCCGCCCCTCGCCACGTTCGTGGTCATCATCGTCGAGTGGCTACTCGACCGCCGCCGCGCCGCACGGCTGCCGGTGGAGGTGTTCCGGGACGTCTGCGCGGTCTGCGGCCACGTCGAGGACCATCCGGATGCGGGAGTGGCACTGGCTCGGATGGCCGTGCACCGCGCCGCCGACCACACCACACCCACCCTGGAGTCCCGTTGACCCGCATCCGCGCCCAACGCCCGGCCGCCGACGTCCTCGCCGAGATCGAGGCGACGCTCGACGCGGTGACCACCCCGCCGCCGGACTGGTCCGGATCCGGCGTCCAGGCGCGCCGCGACGACGACCCGATGTGGCAGATGGGCGACACGGCCGCCCGCTGGGATCCCGACGTCGGGTGGAACCCCCGCCTCGGCGAGGTTGCGGCCGAATCGCTCGACGACCTCATGATTGGCGACTTCGATCCCGGCACCATGCGCGTCAGCGTGGCCCGCAGGCTGCAACGCGCAGCCTCGCAGACCGTCCGCTACGAGGCATGCAACCCGTCCGACCCTGCCCGCCGCCACTGGCTCCGAGATGGACAGCGGGACGGCGTCGACATCGGCCGCGTGTGGCTCGACGAGGCCGCCGGATTCCCGGATCACCCGCGGCTGTTCCGGGAGGCCGACACCGTCCGCATGCTCGAAACGCACCAGCTCACCGCACCGATGCCGATCGTCGTCATCGGCCGAGACCGGCGGGACATCGAACGCTGGTGCGACGAGGGCAACATCCCCGACCATCTGCGCCGCCGGCAGATCATCGGCATCACCGGCGTGCCCGACCTCCGCGGGCTGATGGGCTCCATCCCGCAGGCCGCGGTCGTCCTCGACTCCTTCGACGGCCACCCGCACCGCGTGGAGATCCTCGCGGAGGTAGTGACCCGGCTGACGGCGGCCGACCAAGCCGAGGCCGCACACCGCCAGGCCGGCTGGCCGGTGCCGCCCCACCTCGACAACCCGATCACCCGAATCTTCAACGAGCACATCGAGGAGCACCGCCGCAGATGATGAACCCCCTCACTGTCGTCGCGGTCACCGGCGTTCGGGAGCGGCCAGACGACCTCGATGTCAGCTCGCTCGGCGTGCCAGCCAGCATCCCGAACCCCACCGCATCCATCACGATGACGATCACCGCCGCGAAACCGTGGGGGATGGTGACGGTCTCGGCCACCGCCTCAGGCCCGCATGCCGTTGCCCGCGCCGGATGGCAGGCGTTCACACGCCTCGAAGCCGCCCTACCCGGCATGACCCTGGAACACCGCGCACTCGTTGACGGCCGCTGGCAGACCGTCCTCACCGAACCGGAGGAACCATCGATGGCCGATGAGCCGACCCCGCTCCATCCCGCCCAGCGTCTGACCGACGAGCAGGTGGTCGCCGAGCTGGTGCGCCTGGCCGACGCCGACGAGCTCCCCAACCGGCTCGCCGCGCAGTTGAACGGGGCGCTGATCCGCCGCGCCGGCCGACAGTTCAAAGGCGCGATCGACCAGTTCACGTCCGCTCTCGGCGGCGGGAAGCAATGAACCCCGGCACCTTCGAGGCCACGATGCGCGCGGGCGAGTGGTTCCACGACCTGACCGTCCCGGCCGGCATGTGGCCTGTGATCCGGGTCGACGGCCGCGCGTTCACCAAGCTCACCACCGACGCCGGCTACGACAAGCCGTTCGACGCCCAGTTCTCGAGCATCATGGTCGAGGTCGCCCGGGAGCTCCTCCAGCAGCTGGGCGGCCTCTACGCGTTCACCGAGTCCGACGAGGTCAGCGTCGTACTCCCGCCGACCACCGACCTGTTCAGCCGCTCGCTCGAGAAGCTGGTCAGCGTCTCCGCCGGCATCGCCACCGCGGCGTTCACCTCCCGCGCACCCGAGCCGGGGCATTTCGACAGCCGGGTGTGGATCGGCCCCACCCTCGGCGCCGTGGTGGACTACCTGTCGTGGCGGCAGGCGGATGCGATCCGCTGCGGCCTGAACGGCTGGGCCTACTGGACGCTGCGCCATGCCGGCCGGTCGGCGCGTGCGGCCACCTCGGCGCTGAAGGGCCTGCGCGCCGACGCGAAACGCCAGCTGCTCGCCGAGTACGGCGTTGCCTTCGACGAACGCCCGGCGTGGGAGCGTCACGGCATCGCCCTCTGGTGGGACCTCCACATCAAGATCGGCCACGACCCTATCCGCGGCGTCGATGTGGCCACCGACCGCCGTCGGATCCACGTCGCCCGGGAGCTGACGACCGGCGCCGACTACCGGGAGATCGCAGCCCACGTCATCGGCAGCTCGCTGTGACCGGGACCCGCGCCCAAAACGCGCTCCGCGATCTCCTCGACGCGCCCGCCCCGCTGGTCTCCCGGCCGTGACCGACCTCGACGTCCTCGCCGCGTTCGTGCTCGCCCGGATCGCCGAGGAGGAAGCCGACGCGCGGGCGGCCACACCGGCCCCGTGGTGGGTCGAGAACACCACATCCCGTCGCTGGACAGTCATGGCGGCAGCGGACGACGCCCCGGAGCTTGCGCAGATGGTCGGTGGAGGGAACTCGGTTCGGCGGTGCGGTGACGCTGACACCCGGCACATCGCCCGCCAGAACCCTGCCGTCACCCTCGCCCGGGGGCAGGCGCTACGGTCGCTCGTCGAGCTGCACGGGCGCGTCGAGGAGCACGGCGAGGCGATGTGCGGGCACTGCGCGCGCCCCGGGGAGATCTCGGGCGACCTGGAGGGCGACTGGCCCTGTGCGACCCTCCGTCTCGTCGCGTCGATCTACCGTTACCGTCCTGACGGCTCCCAGCATCCCGACTGGCAGGCAGACTGGGCCGTGTGAACTGGTGCGAGCACTGCCGGGAATTCGCTGCCGACCATTACGACGCGGACGGTAAGCATCGCGTCGGTTCGGCCTTCGGTGCGTACGGCCGGCTCCTCGCCGCCGAGCAGCAGCTCCACCGGCTTCTCGCCGCCGCCGGCACGCTCGCCGCCGTCAGGGCAGAGGAGAGCGAAACCCGGTTCGGCGGCTGGCTCCTCTCGCCCCCCATCGAACTGCCCGACGAACTCGAGAAGCTCCGCGCCGCCATCACCGAAGCCCGCGAGACCTTGGGCCTGTGCGGCGCCCGGGCGGTGTTCTGGCCCGACGACGAGGCGTGCGACGCCGAATGCTGCCTCCTCCTCGGCCACCGGCCCGCCGGCGTCCACGAGGATGAGATCCTCGGCGAGTGGGACGAGGACGAGCTGCCCACGACCCCCGGCGTGCCGGACACGGCCTCACATGAGGATCATCATCGGCACATCGTCCGTTCCCGCATCGTCTGCTCGTGCGGCGTACCCCGGGCACTCCTTGTCCCAGCGGCGAAGGCCACCAGCGGGGATGACGTGTGCGTGATCTGCGGCATTCGAGGTGTCCGCGCCGCCGATCCACCTCCATCCGAGGAGTCGACACCATGACGAATCGTTCGGGCCGTTCCGTGAACACCCGGGATCCACGGGGCTGGACGAGCACGGGGAAGCGGTACAAGGCGTCGACGGCGCGCTACCTGCGCCGCGCCGTCCGTCAGGTGCTCACCCGCAAGACCCGCTGACCCCCCGCAATCATCTGTTTCGCATACCGCTATGCTCCCCCTCCGTTAGGTACAACATCGGATACACGGGGGAAACATGGGCAAGAAACTCGCGATCGCTGGCGGCGTCATCATCTTCCTGGCCATCGTCGGCGCGGCGATCGGTGGCAGCGGCGGCGGGAAGTCCAGCACGTCGACGTCGAGCACCACCCCGTCCGCGATCGCCGCAGGCCAGCCGGCGTCCGCCGCCCAGGCCGCGGGCCCGGAGCACTCCGAGGATGTGGCCATCACCGGCTGCGCCCCGGACGCCGCAGGGTTCGCCGCGGCCAACGTCACCGTCACGAACCACAGCTCGAAGGCGTCGAACTACATCGTCAACATCGTCTTCGAGTCCGGTGACGGCACCACCCAGATCGGCACCGGCCTTGTCGCCGTCAACGGGTTGCAGCCTGGCCAGCAGTCCCCGCAGGACACCTCGGCGCTGAAGCCGGCAACCGCCGGCTACCGGTGTCGGATCGGCGACATCACCCGCTACGCCGCGTAGGAGGACGCCACGGGCATGCGGGTGGGACGCCTGCATGCCCCACCCCCACCGTGAGGGGTGGTAAGGTCCCGACAGCGCCAGAGGTGCGCCTACAGCACACCCCGGAGGTCCGATGCGACCCCGGGGGTTTCTTATGCTGCCCGAGATCGCCCACTGGCTCGGCCAGTCCCCCGCCCGCTACTGCGCCGCGACCCGCCGACTCCTCGAACGCCGCGGCATCGCCCCAGCCGCGCAGATGGCCACAGGCCGCCGCGAGCTCCTCTGGCGCTGGGAAGACCTTCAGCCCCTCGCCGCCCGGATCCCCCGCGCCGAGGCGGCGTGACGGGGCCGACCGACCGGGCCGCCGACCTGCGCCACGCCCGCGAGCAGGACGCCCAAAGAGCCGCTCGGGACCGCAAGACAGCCGCAAGGGCCGCACGGCACCGTGCGGCCGGCCGCTCGAGCGCCCACGCGGCCCGGGTGCGTTCCCGAACCCTCGAGCATCTCCTGGCCGCCGAACGCCGCGACCTCGCCGTCGAGGTGGAACGCCGCCGTGCCGAGCTCGCCCGCCTCGCCCGGCTGATGACCGCCCGGCCCACCCGGCACGCCCCCGAATAGCCCCGCAGCGACCCGAGGTGACCCGTGGCCGGTCCCTCGGCCCCGAAGTGCGCCGCGATCACCCTCAAAGGGCTGCCGTGTAAGAACAAGGCGAAGTACGGGCCCTACTGCGGCGTCCACAAGAACTACAGCGGTAAGGCCGCAGCGAAAGCCGCGGCAGCCCCGAAGCTCGCGCACCTCGCGGGGAAAGCGAAGCCGACCGCGACCCACCCGCCCGCGGCCCCGGACGCAGACCCGTTCACCCCCACCGGCCTGTCCGTCCTGGACGCCGCGCCAGACGCTTTCAATCTCCCTGCCACGGTCTCCTCGGCCGACGTGGCCCCCTACCGGCCGTCGGGGGCGAAGAAGACCGTCGGCGCCTACCTCCGCCGGCTCGACGCGGATCCGAATGCCAAGGCGCAGACGAAGACCAAGCTGGCCGCGCACGCCGATGGTCTCGTGCACCTCGACGCGGACGGCAAGGCGACGCTCACCCCGAAGGGGCAGGCGATCGCCGCCGCCCTCGCCCAGCCGAAGAAGAAGCCGACGCTCGCCGCGCTGAGCGGGAAGACGCCCACCCCGGCTCTCCCGCATCACGGCGGGACCGCGCCGCTTCATACCGGCCCGTGGTGGTCGAAGGATGCCGCCAAGCCTAAGAGCCTCGCCGAGTTGCTGGCCAGCAACGCCCCCATCGTGGGATCCGCGAACCTCGCAACCTATTTCGATCATGTGATGTCGCACGGGAAGTACACCGACGCCCACAGGAACGCGACCCGCGCCTACTCGGGTCCCGCATACGGCCACATCAACGCCAACCTCAGGGCGGGCACAGCCGTTCCGGCCAGCAGCCAAGTCACGATGAAAAACCTTGACTCGGCATTCGAGGCCACACCTCCACTCGACCGTCCTGTCCACGTCAGTCGAGGAGTGAAGGGCGTCGCCGGAGTGTTTCCCGACCTTGCCCCGGGGACGATGTACACCGATCCCGGGTTCATGTCGACGAGCCGGGACAGAACAACCGCGGAATCGTTCTCCGGTTACACCGACCCGGGGATCATCACCCTTCGGGTGCCGGCCGGTGCGCGAGCCATCGCGATGACCAGCCCATCACCCCCGAACCTACCCTCGAACCTGCCCGGCGAAGGCGAGATTCTGCTTCCCCGGGATAGCTCGATCAGGATCCGGCATGTTACCATCAAGAATGGTAGGACGTATATCGACGCCGAACTCATCGTCGCGGGGGTTAACGATGGCTAGCACGCACGGCAACGCCACGCAGGAGGACCGTCTCACCTGGAAGCCGGGGGACCTGCGGCCACTCCCGCCCGGCGCTCCGATCCCGACACCGGTGATCGGGCCTCTCGACTGGGAGAACACCCCGGAAGGCCAGGCGCTCCTCGCGCAGGCCGCGGCGGAGGCCGACGGATGAGCCACCCCACCGGCGACGGCCCCACGCAGGCCGAACAGGACGAGTACGACGAGCGGTTCCTGTGGGAGCCAGGCGACGCCACGGTGATCCCCGCCGGCGAGCCGCTCCCCCAGCCCGATCCCGATCCGGCCAGCGAGTAGCACCCGCCCGCGGGCCGCTCGCCCGCATCCCCGTAGTGAGGCGTCATGGCCTCACACGGGCCGAAGTGCGCCGCGATCACCCTCAAAGGGCTGCCGTGTAAGAACCGGGCCCGGCCAGGCTCCCCCTACTGCGGCGTCCACAAGAACTACAAGGGCGGCCAGCACGCCGCCCAGGCGGCCGCCGCCCCGAAGCTCGCGCACCTTGCGGGGAAGGCGAAGCCGACCGCGACCCACCCGCCCGCGGCCCCGCCAACACCAGCAGCGCCCCCACCGGCCGCCCAGGCCATCCCGCACGACCTCGACGCCACCCCCTACCGGTCCAGCGGCCCGAAACGCACCGTCGGCGCCTACATCAGCCGCCTCGCCGCCGACCCGAAGGCCCGCGCGCAGACGAAGACGAAACAGGCCGCCCTCGACGACGGTCTCGTGCACACCGACCCGTCGGGCAGCCTGGTCCTCACCCCGAAGGGCCATCAGCTCGCCGGCGAACTCGCCATGAAACCGAAACCGAAGCTGGCCGCGCTCGCCAAGCCGAAACCGGTCGGCCCGCTACCCGCTGCCGTGGCCGCCGCCCAGAACACCCCGAAGCCGCCACCGAAGGGCGCCCCGCCGCCGCTGCTCGTCCCGGGCGCGGTCCACGGCCAGGACGACGTCATCGCCTACATGACCGGCCACTCGAAGGCGGTCAGTTACACCGCCCAGCATCGAATGGCGACCCGCACCTACACCACCCCCGTCTACCGGGAAATCAACGGCAACCTTCGTCACGGAAGCTGGGCGTCGCCTGCCGCGCAGAAGGCCATCGCCGGCCTCGACTCGGCGCTCCAAGCCACCCCACCACTCGACAAGCCGGTGATCACCCAGCGGGGTATCCGCTTCTACCGCGACGTCCTCGGCGACGTGAAAGTCGGCGACACCATCCACGACAAAGGTTTCATGTCGACGTCGGTGGACCGGAACCACGCCTACTACTACGCGACGAAACGCGGCCACGCCAACCAGGCCGCCCTGATGAACATCACCATCCCGCCAGGAGTGCGCGCGCTCAGCATCCTCCCACCGGCCCCGCCGAACCTCCCCCCGAAATATGGCACCGAACATGAGGTGCTGCTGCCCCGCGGCACGTCCCTGCGGGTCGACCGGATCGTCCGCAACGCGCAGGGCGTCACGTTCATCGACGCGACCGTGGTCCCCGCCTGACCGTCCCCGTTCCACCCCCCGTCCCTCCCGCCGTGGTGCCAGGTGCCTGCGGTGAGCCCCTACACGCCCACGAGCGAGGTCCAGGTGCCCCGCCGTGAACCGTCCAAGGGCCGTCGCCCGCGCGCTGGCGCAACGTTGTCGGACCAAGAACGCGCGCGGATCGCGGAGCTCCACGGCGAGGGGCTCGGCTGCTCCGAGATCGCCCGCCGGATCGGCCGCGACCCGTCGACCGTCTCGCGTGCGGCGAAGAAGCTCGGGCTGTCCTTCGCCCGGGAGGCCACGAAGGCCGCCACCGAGGCCCACCAGGCCGACATAGCCGCGGAGCGGGCCCAGCTCGCCAGGGACCTCCTGGGCGACGCTCAGCGCCTGCGAGAGCGTGCCTGGTCGGAGTACAAGGTCGTCACATCGGGCCCGCAGGGCGCGGAGATCACCGTGCTTGAGCTGCCCCCGCTCGGCGACGTCCGGAACGCCTATGCCTCGCTGGGGATCTGCGTCGACAAGGTCAAGGTCATCACGGACGCGGACCGTGACCCGGTCGGGATGTCGGCGGTTGACGCCTGGTTGCGCGGAATCACCGGCGGATGATCGTTCAATCGCTTGTCGCGAAACAGATCCAGTCGTACCGGCTCGCGGATGCTCGGCTCAACATCTGGGACGGCACGGTCCGATCGTCGAAGACCATCACCAGCCTGTTGCGGTGGATCGAGTTCGTGAAGGACGCCCCCCCGGGCAACCTGCTTATGGTCGGGAAGACCGAGCGGACCCTGCGCAGGAACATCATCGACGTGATGGTCGACATGCTCGGCCGTTCACGCTGCAAGCTCATCGCCGGATCTGGTGAACTCTGGCTCCTCGGCCGTCGGATCTACCTCTGCGGGGCAGCCGACGAGCGGGCGCAGGAGAAAATCAGAGGTCTCAGCCTCCAGGGTGCCTACTGTGACGAGCTGACCACCTACCCCGAGTCGTTCTTCTCGATGCTCCTCACTCGCCTGTCCGGCGACGGCATCCACCCCGCCCGCTGCTACGGCACGACCAACCCTGACGGCCCCCGGCACTGGCTTAAGATCAACTATCTGGACAAGGCGAAGCTCCACCTCACCCTGGACGGCGAGCTACGCCACAGCGACGACCCGGACGCGCTCGACCTCCACCGCTTCTCCTTCCAACTCAAAGACAATCCCGCGCTGTCACCGGACTACGTCAAGGCGCTGGAGAAGGAGTTCGTCGGCCTCTGGCGGAAACGCTTCATCCTCGGGATGTGGGTGCTCGCCGAAGGCAGCGTCTACGACATGTTCGACCCCGAGGTCCACGTCGTCGACGAGATCCCGACGATCACCCGCTACGTGGCCCTCGCCGTCGACTACGGCACCCGGAACCCGTTCCACGCCGGCCTCATCGGCCTGGGCGTCGACCGCAAGCTGTACGTCATGGCCGAGTGGCGCCACGACTCGCTGGCGGCCTTCCGGCAGATGTCCGACACCGAGTACGCCACCGCGATCCAAGACTGGCTCGCCAGCATCCCCATCCCCGGCACGAGCCTGCGAGGCGTCCGGCCCGAGTGGACCTGTGTCGACCCGTCGGCCGCCTCGTTCATCGTCGAGCTCTACAACCGGGGCATCACCGCGGCGAAGGCGAACAATGATGTCCTCGACGGGATCCGGCTCATCTCGTCCCTGTTCACGAACCGGCAGCTCCTCATTCACCGGTCTTGCCGGTGGCTGGTAGATGAGCTGGTCGGATACTGCTGGGACGATAAAGCGGCCATGGTCGGTGAAGACAAACCCATCAAGCAGGCCGACCACGGGCCGGACATGTTGCGTTACGGGCTTCTGACCACTCAGGCGCTTTGGCAAGGCCAGATCGCGGCCTAGGGATTTGACCGGAAGTTGTGCCGGTTGTCGCAGACTTACAGGACCCCGGCAATAGAATCGAACACGTAAGCGAACATGCGCCCCGGGAAGCGGACGGCAATCCGCCCCCGGGACTTCGAGACACCTTCTACGGAGGTGCCCCGCGTGGGCGATCGTACCTGCTCCGTCCCCGGCTGCGCCGGCAAGTACAAGGCCGCCGGGCTGTGCATCATGCACTACGAACGCAAGCGGAAGAACGGCACGACCGATCCGAAGCAACCGCCCGCCCCTCGCCGCATGGTCGAGGGGCGGCGCGTCTGCGCGGTCGAGACCTGTACCCGCAAGTACGGCGCCGCCGGCTACTGCCGCCGTCACCACGAGCTTCTGCGAGACACCGGGTCGCTGACCGATCCGCGAGACGAAGGTCGGCGAGAGCCGCGGATCTTCGACGGCGTGCGTCGCTGCGAGTTCGAGTCCTGCGACGGGAAGTATCTCGCTAAGGGCTACTGCGCGAAGCACTACCAGCGGTCCGTCGATGGCAGACCGATGGAAGACCCCACCCCCCGAACACCCCAGGAGCGCCACGCAGCCCGGTTGGCAGCCGGGCGACGCTACTACGAGCGCAACAGGGAGTCCGAGCTCGCGAAGAACAGGGAATATAGGGCACGTAACCGTGAACGACTGAACGCCGCCTCTCTGGAGTGGCACAAACGCAACCCTGGACGGAACGCCGAGAACACGCGCAGGTGGCGCGAGGCCAATCCGGAGCGAGTCGCGCAACGCAACAGCGAATGGTACGCCCGCAACCCGGACTGGTCGCGCACTAAGTCTGGCCGCCGTCGAGCGATGAAGCTCGCGACACAGGTCGAGCCGGTCGACTACGCGGTCATCCTCGAACGGCACGGAATGCAGTGCCACATCTGTAAGGCCCCGATCGAGTCGAAGGCCGTGCTGCACTTCGATCACGTCGTTCCGCTTGTCCGGGGCGGCACGCACACCTACGACAACATCAAGCCAGCCCACTCTCGGTGCAACCTGAGCAAGCACGCGAAGCTGCTTCCCGCCGAAGCAGGGTGACCGTCCGCCATTCCAACCCGCCGCATAGGAGCCCTCGTGGGATTCCCACCCGCACCCGGTGGCCGGCCGAAGCTCGCCAGCCTCGCGAAGCGCCGCCGTCGTCCCGCCGGCCCGCCGCAGCCCGATGGCGAACCCGACGAGGACGACACCACCCCGCCGGCTGACGGCCAGGCGCCCGTCCCGGATGACGACGAGGACGACCAGCAGCAACCCCCGGGGCGCCCCGGTGCGTCCGCGCCCGCGATGCGGAAGAAGCGCCGGCCGCCGTTCGGCCGCTGACGAAGGAGTCCCCGTGGCCCGCTACCGCTCCAGCCCCGTCGCGGTCGACGCCGTCCACTGGACCGGCACCAACCGCGGCGAAGTCGAGGAGCTCGCGGGCAACGCCGTGCAGGTCCAGCCGGACGGCGCGGCCATGTTCTGGGCGCCGGCAGGGTCGGTGTGGGCGCCGGCAGGGTCGTGGCTGGTCCTGCGCGGCGGCGGGTTCGAGGTGCTCGACGAGGCGGCGTTCGCGGCCCGCTACGAGCCCGCCGAGGACTGACCCGGCCGATTGCTGCTGCTCTCGCGGGCGCTGTAGGTCTCCAACGCCTCCGTGAAATCGTCCGGGTCGTAGTCGCGGGCCTCGACGCCGGCTGCGTTCGCCCACACGTTCTCCAGGCCCTCGCCGAGCGCCAGGGCGTCGAGGATGCGGCGAGTGTCGCGTGCGGCGGCGCCGGCCTTCGGGTGCGCTTCGAGGAGCGCGGCGATCCGCTGGAGTTCCTCGGTGAGGCTGGTGCCTCCGAACGTGAGGTCGTACAGCTCGGGGTAGTTGTCGTGCAGCGCGCTCACTGGTTCGCTTCCGTCGCGGCCCGGTTGACCTGATCTTCGATGGTCCGAATGACGCCTTCGATGTTGTTGCACTGCCAGACGCCCGGCAGGTCGGTGTAGAGCTTGCCCACGGTGTACGAGATCGGGCCGTCTTCGGACCACTGGACGTCATCGATGACCAGCGTGTGGCGGACCTCGGCGACGTCGACGAGTGTCACCCAGCCGTCGTCACCCCGGTGGAGTTTGACGGCGCGCGGCTCCAGCATCGTCGCCAGGGCGGGCAGTCCCCCCCCGATGCTCGTGGCGACCCGCTCGGCCTTCCCCTGGTTCACTTCGCCTCCTGTCCGCAGTGCCCGCAGGCACCGCCCTTGATCGGGCCCTGGTGTCCGCGGGCACAGTCGCGTTCCCAATCGGCCAGCGCCTTGCCAACCGCTCGACGGATCGCCGCCGAGACGGTGAACTCCTCGTCGTCCGCGCTGGACGCTACGGCGATCCGCTTGAGACGCGCGAGGCCGTCGCCGCCCATCCGCAGGCTGATCTGTTCCCGGGCGGGTCGCCGGCTGCTCATTCGGTCGGCTCTTCCCAGTCGTTGATCGGCTCCCAGATCCCGCACTCGATCATCGCGAGCGCGTCGGAGATCGACACGGTGTCGTGCTGCGGCAGGTAGCCCCGCATTTCGGGCTGCCGCTCGATGACGAGCCTCCCGGCCGGGTCGCAGCGTTCCAACGTGATCGTGCAGGCCGGGTCGCTGTCCTCGTAGCTGGCGCCCGGTAGTCCTCCTCGGTAGGTAAACCGAGCCCCGGTGAAAAGAACCGGCTGTCTCGCAAAAGTTTTCACGTCACCCATCGTATCCCACTGTCCGACACTTTCGGGAGGGCCCGCGTGCCTCTCCCCGATGGCAGCATCCCTTGGCCCCCACCCCACCTCGCCCGGCCGTTCGGCGAGATGGACCGGCTCGCCGCCTGGTGGGAAGGCGACCCGGAGAAGCTGTCCGCGGTCTACGGCGGCACCGCCGGCGGCACCACCCAGACCTCCCCGTCCAGCGAACGCTCATTCGAGCGGCCCGCGCAGTACCGCGGCGGTGTCGTCGGCGCCGTCGCCCGCTGGTTCTGGGGCCAGCCGACGAGCCCGCAGCAGCAGCGAACCAAAGTCCACGTCCCCCTCGCCAGCGAGATCGCCAGCGCCTCCGCCGACCTCCTGTTCAGCCGGGCGATCACCGTCACCTGGGGCGACGAGGCCGCCCGCCGCGCAGACCGTGACGCGGCCGTCCAAGACGCCCAGGACCTCGCCGACCAGCAGGCCGCCGACGACCACGCCGCGGCGATGGACGACGCCGGTGTCGACCCGGACGACCCGGCCCTGGCGAACCCGATCACCGGCGAGCCCCCGCAGCCGCCCAAGGCCGACCCCGTCGACGCCCCGGACGTCCCCCCGGACCCGGCGCAGCTCCGCTTCGACCAACTCCGCGAAGCCAGCATGCTCGACGCGACGCTTCTTGAGGCAGCCGAGATCGCCGCCGCCATGTCCGGCGTCTACCTGCGTCTGGTGTGGGACGAGGAACTCCAGGACGGCCCGTGGATCGACATCGTCCACCCCGACAGCGCGGTGCCGGAGTGGCGCTACGGCCGCCTGTGGGCGGTGACGTTCTGGCGTGAGCTGGTGAGCTCGGACGAGTCCCAGAACCGCGGCAAGGTGATCCGCCATCTCGAACGGCACGAGCGCGGGCAGATCCTGCACGGCCTGTACGAGGGCGACCGGGACAACCTCGGACGCGCGATCCCCTTGTCCGAGGCGCCGGACCTTGAGGGGCTGGTCGAGTCCCTCGAAGACGGAAACAAGATCGCCACCGTTGAGGGGCGCCTGACCGCCTGCTACGTGCCGAACATGCGCCCCGCCCCGCAGTGGCGCCGCCTGCCGCAGCTCGCCCCCCTCGGCCGCTCCGACTACACCCCGCCCGTTCTGGCCCTCATGGACCAGTTGGACGAGGTGATGACGAGCTGGATGCGCGACATCCGCCTCGGTAAGGCCCGGATCCAGGTGCCCGAGAGCTACCTGGAAACCCAGGGGCGCGGCAAAGGGGCGCTGTTCGACGAGGACCGTGAGGTCTACACGACGCTGGCGATGCTGCCAACGCCCGCCGGCCCGCCGCAGATCACGGCGACACAGTTCGCGATCCGCGTCGACGAGCACGAGCGGACCGCCCGGGCGTTGATGGACGCGATCGTCCGCGGCGCCGGCTACAGCTCGCAGACGTTCGGCAGCGACGCTGAAGGCGCCGGCGCGACGACCGCGACCGAGATCAACGCCCGCGAAAAGCGCAGCGTCATGACCCGCGAGAAGAAGATCCGCTACTGGGACAACGCCCTGTCGGACCTCTTCTACACGTGGCTCCTCCTCGACGCCGCCCTCGCCGGCGTGAAGGCCGCACCGCCGGCCGCGGACACCGAACCGAAGCCCGGCCAGCCCCAGCCCGGCGATGCCCCGGCCGAGCCTGGGAAGGGCACGGGCACCGACGGGAAGAAGCCCGTCTTCGGGAAACAGGCCGAACCAGCGCCCGGCCCGCCCGGCACGAAGCCGACCCCCGGCGACGCGAAGACCCCGCCTGCGGGCAAGGGCAAGCCGTTCAGCCAGCAGGGCCAAGACGACACCGCCCAGCCCGCGGGGAAGCGCCGTCCGTTCGGCAAGGGCAAGGCGGGCGCTCCGCCGTTCGGGCAGAAGCCGGCCAGCGCCCAGCCCGGCGACGCGCAGGACGGCCAGACCCCAACCGGCGCTCCACCCGCACCAGCCGGCAAGGCCGGTGGCCGGTCGGGTCCGACGCTCGGCGCTCTCGCCCGCACCGCCCAGCAGCCCACCGACCCGAACGCCGATCCGCAGGCGGACGAGCAGGACCCGAACGCCGCCCTCGACCCCAACGCCCCCGCAGCCCCGGTCATCCCCGACGGGCCGCCGGAGCTGTCCTGGCCGGCGCTCGCCGACGCCGACCAGCTGACCCTGGCACAGACCGCGCAGGCGATTTTCGCCGCCTCGGCCGCCAGCAAGTACACCTTGGTCAAACTCCTCCACCCCGACTGGGACGAGGACCAGATCCAGGACGAACTCGCCCGCATGGACGAGGACACCAAGGCCGCGGCGCCGGCGCCCGACCCGATGTCCATGGGCGCCGAACAGCCCCTCGGCGGCGCTCCGTTCGGGCAGGACCCGATGGACGACGGCACGGGCAACCAGGGCGACTTCGGACAGGACGACGGCAGCGGCGACGGCGGGGTGCCCTTCCAGTGAGCACCCCGTCCCGGTCGCTCGGCTGGCACGTCATCAGCGGCGAAGACCTCCTCGCACTGCTCCGCCGGGCCGCTGCCGGTGAGGATCCTGACCTGCTCTACGCCGAGGCGTGGGCGAACGCCGACCACGAGCCGGTTGACGGCGACTGATCTTCTGGAGGCCCGGTGGCCTCCCGCGCCCGTCCGAAGCTCGGCGACCTCGCACGCAAGACCCGCACCTACAAACGCGACGGCCGCGGACGGTTCGCCCACACGGCCAGCTCAGGCCCGGACGCCTCCGCGATCGGCATCGGCCGCCGCCGCGAACCCGGCCGTCACCGCGCCGGACGCCCCCCGGCCGCGCACGAGGAAGCCGAGCGGCGCCTCCGCCAACGCTTCGGTGCGGACCGGATCCACGTCGCTGACCGCGACGATCCCGCCGTCCGCAAAGCCCTGGTCGACCTGGACCGGCTACCTGCCGACCATCAGGAGCGTCTCGCCCGCCACCTCTCCGGTGTCGACGGCGGGGGGATCCTCATCGGCCGGGGCATGGCCATGGACGTCTACCGGGCCCACGGCCGGCAGGACCTGATCGAGCGAGGCTGGGGGCAGCCGACAGCCCGCTCGGCGGTTGGCCTGTACCAGTACGGGCCGCGGGTCATCGCGATCGGCACTGTCGAAACCGGCTCACCATCAACCGCGCAGCACGAAGCCGGCCACGCCCTGGACCATGCGCTCGGGAATCCGTCGCAGAACCGCCGCTTCCCCGTCTGGCATGCCGTGTCCCGGGCGCGCCACTACGACCTGCTGTTCGACTACTTCGCGCAGGCGAACGGCGACGGCCAGCGGGAGACGTTCGCCGAGGGATATGCGCTGTGGAACGCCCACCGGGATGCCCCGGACCGGGCCCGTCGGATCGCTGAGGGGCTCGGCGCACCGGTCGACAACCCGAAGCTCCGCGGCGAGTCCGAGAAGCTGGGCCGTACTCTCGGCGACTTCTTCGACACGCTCGTCTAGGATGCCGGCCATGCTCCCCACGCGACTCCCTGACGGGAAGATCCGCACCATGAAGACCGTCGGCGGCGGCCCGACCAGCGGGCTGATCGGTGACGCGGTCGTCATCCTCAAGCCCGGTGACGACGGTTACGCGAAGGTCGACGCCTGGCTCAAGTCCCGCGGCAAGTAGCACCCTGGGGGTCGTGTGGCCCCCACCCCGGACGACGCCTCCCACCTCGGCGAGCAGATCCGCCGGGCGTATGAGGACCTCGAGCTCGGCCTGGTCGCCCGCATCGCCCGCGCGCTCGGCGTCGGCCGCGGCACGTTGGGCTCGGCGCTCGGTAAACGTGGCGCGCTCCGCAGGGCCGTGCAGCGTCTCCTCGCCCGGCTGGCCGCACGCCTCCGTCGAGAGCTACCCAGGCTCGTCGAGGAGGCGTACCAGATCGGCGCCGACGAAGCGGCGCGCGAGCTCCGTCGCCTCCGCCGCCTCGACGAGGACCAGAGGCCCCGCCGGGAATCCCCGGGAGGCCGTGGCCGCGCGCTCCCGATCCGCCCGCCGCTGCGCTCCCCCCTACCCGGCCCGGCCCGTCGGGACGAGCTCGCCGAGCGGCTGATCCGCGAGTTTCACCCCCAGGTGCTACGCGGCGTCGATGACGCGTTCCGCAGGATCGTCGCCGAGGTGTACGCCCCGGCGCTGGTCGAACCGGCGACGCGGCTGGAGGCGTCGCAGCGGGTCCTCGCCCGGTTCGCCGAGGAGGGCATCGTCGGGTTCACGGACCGTGCTGGCCGCAGATGGAGACCGGAATCCTACGCGGAGATGGCGATGCGGGCCGCGTTCGCGCGCGCCACGATCGCTGGGGCACTCGACCAGTACCGCGCGGACGGCATCGTCTGCGTCGCCGTGCCGAACATTCCGTACGAGTGCGAGAAGTGCCGACCCTTCGAGGGCAAGACGTTGTCGATCACCTCTGGGGCGAAACCGCCGCGCGGCGTGCGGGTGTTCACCTCCCTCGAGAACGCCATGGCGCGCGGCTTCCTCCACCCGAACTGCCGGCATACCCTCCTGCCGGTCTCGTCGGCCGGTGTGGTCGCGGCGATGGAGCCGGCGGAGCCGGATCCCGAGGGCTACAAGGCGACGCAGCAGCAGCGCGCCCACGAACGCCGCATCCGCGCAGCCAAGCGCGCCCTGGTGGCCGCGCAGGAGTCCGGCGCCCCGCCCGCCGACGTCCGACGGGCCCGCGAGCGGGTGAGCCGGCAGCAGGCCGCGCTCCGCACGTTCCTGGCTGCCAACCCGCAGCTGCTGCGGTACAGCTCCCGCGAGCAGGTCCGCCGCGCCGGGGAAACGGTCGAACGCGCCGTCTAACGATCAACGACGAGAGGTAGTCACCATGGCCGACACGGACCTCGACGAGGCGCTCAACCGATTCCGCTTCCACCCGGCGGGGACCGTCGAGCGGCAGCGGGCGCATGAGGACGTGCGGAACGTCTGCGCCGGGGCGCTGCGCGACCTGTGGGTGTTGGTCCCGGCGTCGCCGGAGCGGGATCGGATGGTCGATGCGCTCGACGGCGTGTGCATGCTGGCGAACGCCGCGGTCGCGCGTCACGGGAAGTAGATCATGGCCGGCGGTGGGATGCGGGTTCGGGCGGACTGGCGCGGCAGCCGGATTCTCGCCCGGATCCCGATCGTTCGCCGCCGGGCGTTGCAGCGGGCTGGGCATATGTGGCTGGCCCGGTCGCAGGCGATCGTGCCGCTGCGTGAGGGGCATCTGCTGCGCACCGGCAAGATGACGTTGGCTGATCGCAGTGTGACTGTTGCGTTCGGGACGCCATACGGCGCCCGTCAACACGAAGAGCTATCTTACCGTCACCTTCCGGGGCGGCAGGCGAAGTACATCACGGACGCGGTTCCCCCCGGCGCCCTACAGGCCGCTCTCGCCGAGGCTTTCCGCGAACTCTTCCGCTGACCATCTGGAGGCCATCATGCGCGCCGACGTGAACGCCCTGCTCGCCGCCCTCGCCGCCCTCGTCATCATCATCGTCGGCGTCGTCTGGCTCATCCAGCAGGCCCACTGATGGCCCGCCGCCCCGTCTCCGCCGCTGCCCGCGCGGCGATCGCCGCCGGGTTGCGCCACTACTGGGAGACCCACGGCGGCGGCAACGGCAGATCGGCGCGCAGCGGGAGCGGCCGGGCCCGCTCCGGCTCCGTCCGCCTCGGCCCGCTCCGCGTAGGCGTAGGAGTCCGCGAGCGCGGCGCCGCACCGCAGGGCAGCCTGAACACGGCCGCGCACGCCTACCGGCAGCACCGCGCCGCCCAACGGCAGCGCGCCCTCGGCTCCGGCCTCGGTGACGGCGAGGTCGACCGGGCACGCGCCCAAGCCCGCGCAGGACGTGAGGCAGAGGCGGCCGCGCGGGACGAGCGGATGGCCCAGCGCCACCGCCGGCTCATGTCGCGCGGCCAGCAGTCCTCCCCCGAGCTGCGCGCCGCGCACCAGCGTCACCAGGCCAGGCAGCGTGAGCAGCGTGCGGCTCAGAGGGAGTTCGACCAGTACCGCCGGCCGAACCCAGGTGAGCAGCGCCGTGCCCAGCCCGCCCGGCGCCGCGCACCGTCCGGAGGTCAGCGGCGTACTTCGCAGCCGGGTCAGCGGCGGACATCCCCACGGCCACCACCCGACCAACCCCGACCGCAGCCGCAGCGTCGCCGCCAACCGAACGGCGACCTCCGCGACCGCATGGGCGCCGCCTCACGGGAATTGCATGCAGCCCGCCGAGACGAGCAGATGGCTCAGAGGCACCGCCGGCTCCTCCGGCAGGGCCGGCAGTCGACACCCGAGCTGGAAGCGGCCGCGCGCCGGCACGCGGCCCGGCAGCGCCGGCCACGCTGACGCGCTTCGGCGCCCCGACCGCGAGGGGGTGATGATCACTGTGCCCGATCACGCGCCCCGTCCATTCAAGTCCCGGGCCCAGTGGCGAAGATCGCCTGTTCATGGCGAAGGCCGCGAAGGGCTCCCCGAAGTGGAAGAAGTGGGCGACGGAGAAGGCGCACGCCACCCCAGGCGGCCCCGTCGCCCGCTACCGCCACCTTCCCGAGCGGACGGGCGGCCCGACGGCACGCACAGCCCGGTAGGAGCTCACGGAGGGGGCGTCAGGGGACCGCGAAGCCCCTGCCCTTGCGCGACCTGACGGCCGGTCGGCCTGCACCACCGCTTGTCCCGCGCGCTGCACAGCGTCCTGCGCTCGCCTGCGGGCCCATCTGAGGCGGGGACCGAGCCGGGTGCGCTGCTTCCGGCTCTGAGGGTCCGGATGCGCCGTCCTGCCACTCACCCCGTCCCCGCAGACAGCAGTGTAACCCCGGTCACACCCAATGACCCGGGGGAAATCCCCCTCCCCCTCAAGGCCCGCCCAGGTGGCGGGCCTTCTTCATGCCCGGAGATCCCCTGTGCCCCACGCGCGCCGCCCTCGCACCCTCGACGAGCTGCCCATCCTCGGCCACCGCAAGGACGGCCGGCCGATCCGGCTCATCGCGGGCGGCAACGGCGACGACGGCGGGGACACCCTTGGAGGTCAGGCCCCGGCCGACCCCGGGGGTGCACCGGCCGCCGCCCCCGCCGCTCCCCCCGCACCGGCCCGGACGGCCCCCGCGGTTCCGGCCGCGCCGCCGCAGGCGCCCGCCGTCCCCGCCGCCGGTGGTGGGCTGAGCCTGGCCGACCAAGGCATCACCCCGCAGTCCCTCGCCGCCGCGCTCGCAGCCCAGCAGCCGAGGCACGCCACCGACTCGGATCGGGACATCTCCCGTCTCCCCCAGTGGGCGCAGACCGAGATCCGCAAGGCCCGTGACGGTGAGGCCGGCTACCGGGTCCGGTACCGCGAGGCCGAGCAGGCCGGCACCGAGCTGCGGCAGACCATCGCCGATGCCGCCGGCCTCGAAGTGTCCGAGGTCACCCCCGACACCCTCCAGGACCTTTTCGCGTACGCGGCCGGCGCCGCCCAGCGCGCCGAGGTCACCCAGGCCGCGCTCGTCGCCGCCGTCGAGCACGGCCTCGACCCGGCCGCCCTACTGAAGTGGCAGCCGTTCCTCGACGCCGCGGACGCGTTGGACCCGACCGCCGACGACTTCCGGACGAGCATCGGCAGCCTCGTCCGGGACACCGGCGAGTCCACCCCGATTCTTCGGGCGCTCCAGACCGGCCAGGAGCCGGCACGGGGTGTTCCGTCGCGCTCCGGCGCACCGATTCCCGGCGGGTCCGGGAATCAGCCCCAGCTCACCATGGACGACGTCAATGCGATGGCCGCCGACGGCCAGTTCGAGCGTATCGACCAACTCCGCCGCGAAGGCAAGCTGTCCCACCTCATCTGAGGTCACGCATTCCAGTACGCGCCCGGGTGGTGCGACTGACAGGACTTTCCGCACCGCCTGAAAGAGAATCAGATGGCCATCAATCGGTTTGTGCCGATCATCTGGACGTCCGCGCTGATGTCCTCCCTCAAGAAGAGCCTGGTCTACGCGGACCTGTGTAACACCGACTATGAGGGCGAGATCCAGGCCGCGGGTAACACCGTGAAGATCACGTCGATTTCGCGGCCCACGATCAACAGCTACACCCGCAACAGCAACATCACCTACGAGGAGCTGACCGATGCGCAGCGGTCCCTCGTCGTGGACCAGGAGAAGTACTGGGCCGTCACCGTCGACGACGTCGACAAGGCCCAGGCCAAGGCCGACGTCGTCAGCGAGGCGATGTCCGAGGCGGCGTACGCACTGGCCGACACCATCGACCAGTACATCGCCGCGCTCTACACCCAGGCGCAGACCGCGAACCGCCTCGGCACCGTCTCCGTCACCACCGCCGACCTTGCGTACACGCAGATCCGGCTGATGAAGCTCAAGCTCGACCAGGCGAACGTGCCGCAGGAGGGCCGCTGGTTCACCTGTCCGCCGTGGTACCACTCGCTGCTGCTGGAGAACCAGAAGTTCGTGTCCTACATGAACTCGCAGAGCACCGAGCCGCTGTACAACGGCCGCGTCGGACGCGCCCTCGGATTCGACATCCGCGTGTCGAACAACGCCCCGCTGGTCACCGGCGACGACTATGCCGTCATGGCGGGCACCAATCGTGCGATCACGTTCGCCCGGCAGCTCACCAAGACCGAGGCGGGCCGTTCCGAGCAGCGTATCGGCGACTGGATGCGCGGCATCGCGGTGTACGGCGCTAAGGTGATCCGCCCGGAGGGCATCGCGACCATGGTCGCGTCTATGACCTGATCTTTCCCCGCCATTCTTCATCGCCCCTCACAGGGGCTTTTTTTATGCCCAAAGGAGGGCGATATGGCGCGCACCGCCATTCCCTACACCAACCTGGTCGCCAACGGGAACGTCGCGCAGCCGGCCGGCACGACGATCGACGCGACGAACAGCCACGTCATCAACTCGGCCCGGCCCGAGCAGACGGTCCTGCGGGTCACGAACACCCACAGCTCCGACCACGTGCTCACCATCAAGGCCGGGGACTACCCGCCCGCGTGGGCCGCCGGCCTCGGCGACCTCACCGTCACCGTCACCGCCACCTCGGGGGTGCAGTTCATCGGCCCGTTCGAGTCCGGCCGGTTCCTGAAGAAGAACACCGACGGCACGGCCGCGCTGAACATCGACATCGAGGCCGGGCACACCGGGACCATCGCCGCCCTGCTCGTCCCCCTGGCCGCCTGATGGCCGCCGAGGACGCCGCGCCGCTGACCGTGTTCCTGCGGCACGGCGGGGACCTGAACGAGCACGACTGGCCGCTGCACCCGGACATCGCCGAGCAGCTCGCGAAGGGCATGGTCACCCAGGCGTCGGAGCCCGGGCCGGCGACCTGGTTCAAGCCGCCGGAGACCGTGCCGTCGGAGTCGGAGCAGACCGGCCGGGAGATCTACGCCGACGACAGACCGCTTGTCCCGCACCGCGGCGCGCCCAAGAGCGAGTGGGTGGGCTACGCGGTGAAGGTCCACGGGGTCCGGCCTGACGACGCCGACGCGATGACGAAGCAGGACCTGATCGACCGGTACGGGCAGGGCTGACCATGTCCAACCCGTACCGCGACCGGCTGCTCGGGGTTGGGGTCCTGCGTCACGGCAGGACCCGACCCCGGGTTCGTGAGGGCCGCTCCCACCCGGAGACCGGCGTCCCGTTCAAGGCCGTCACCGACGAGCTCGGATCCATCACGACCGAGCACGCCACCCGAGACGACCGGGTCGACGTCAACATCGCCGCGCCGCTCGTGCGCACACACCTATCCCAGAGCGAGGTCCGCTAATGGACGAGCTGACCGACCTTCTCGGCGAGCTCAACGCCGACCAGCGGGCGGCGCTCCTCGCCCAGGTCCGCGGCCCGATCGTCGAGCGGCGTCTGGCCGCCGAGCTGGACGCGGCCACCGACACACACCGCGCCGAGCAGACCGACGAGTCCCGCGCCGCCTACCGGGCCGCCAACGACGCCCTCGTCTCCCACCGGCGGCAGATGCGCGCCGGACGCACCGGCGTTGGTGTCGGCGGCGACGCGGTCATGACCAGACAGGAGCAGTAGGCCATGGCGATCACCGTTTCCGGGCTGTACGTCGCGAACTGGATCGACATCCTCGACGCGACGCAGCTCGCGATCGACACGAGCCTGACCACGCACAAGCTCGCCCTCTACAACAACACCCTCACTCCGAACTTCTCCAGCGACGTCGGCTACGGCGCCGCGCCGTTCACCTCCAACGAGGTGAGCGGTACCGGCTGGGCGTCGGGCGGTGTCGCGCTCTCGGCCGCCGCGTCCGGCGCGACGAGCACCTCGCCGACCACCACCGAGTCGCCCACCGGCACGCTCATGTACGACATGGGCGACGTCGCCGTGTCGGGCACGACGCTCACCAACGCCCGCGGAGTCGTGCTCTACGCGAACGCGCTCACCAACAAGAACGCCATCGTCCTGATCAACTTCGGGGCCGACTATTCCACGAACAATGGAATCTTCGGGATCACGTGGGCCGCGGGCGGTGTGTTCAACATCGATCTTACCCCGTAGCCGCGCGGCGCCTCACACAAGAACGGACCGATCAATGGCGAAAGCCGGATACAGCATCGTCACAGGCGGAGCCGTTGCTCTTTCCGCAGCCACCGCGAAAACGATCCTCGGTGTGAAGGCAACGTCCGGGTTCGGTATCGACCTTCAGTATGTCGAGGTGGGTTTCGACGGGGTCACTGCCGGCGCGACGCCGGTTCTCGTGGAAATCCAGTATTGCACGTGGGCGTCGAACTCGCCGGGTACGAACTCCACCTCGGTCACGCCCGCGCAGATCTACGGCCGGGCGGTCACGGTCGGAGCTACCGCAGCGAAAACTTGGACCACGGAACCGACGGCCATCACCACCTTCGACGAGGAGCTGCTGACCCCGTACGGCGGTCTCGTGAAATACGACTGGCCGTTGGGGCGCACCCCGGACAGTAACGTGAGCGAGGGGTTCACTATTCGCTGTACGGCTCCGGCCGCGGTGAACGTCCGCGCGACGATGATTTTCGAGAGGATCTGATCCGGGGTGGCGTCAGTCGCCGACTCGTTCACGTCCGGGACCGGGATCACGGCGCTTGTCGGGTCGTTCACGGCGACGGGCGGCCAGATCACCTCAGCGACCACAGGTAGTTTCGTCATCGGCCAGTATCAGGGCACTACTCTCGGCGCCGATCAGTTCGCTGAGATGACAATCGCGACGTTGGATGCGACAACGTCACGACGGTGGGGTGTCGCCACCCGCCTCGGCACCGCAGGGGCTAACTACCAGCTTTATCTGGACGCATCGGCCGGCGGCACATGGGAATTGTCGAAATACACATCGTTTACCTACGCGACGGTTTCCGGTGTGCAGGCAATCACCATTTCTCTACCGATGAGAATCCGCCTGGAATCGATCGGCTCAACTCAGCGGGCGATCATCAATGGGATTCCTGTTGGCGCCTACACGGACACTGGCGTGGCCACAGGAACTTATGTGGGGATCTACGGAAACGAACCAAACTCTGCCGTCGCCGGTGACGATTTTTACGGTGGCGACATGACACCGCCGCCGCCAACGCCGATGTCGCGTGCCGCGCTGGTCCGCGCGTCGTCGATCTGATCCGGAGGTCGGGCCGTGGCGCGTGTGGGACGTGGGATCCCGAACCGGCCGGTCATCGTCAGCCCCGTGCCGGTGGCGTCGTCCAGCGATGCGTCGGTGTCCGCAGCCGCGGTTGCCGGAGTTGCCGCGGTTCCGGCGGCGAGCCTGTCGACCGGGTCCACGCTCACCGCGGCGGCTGTCGCCGCTGTCGCCTCGGTCCCAGGGCCGACGGTCGGTGGTGGTGCGTCGGCCACACCTGCGACGGTGGCGGGCACGGCGAGTATCCCGGGCCCGGCTGTCAGCGCAGGGTGGACGGGGATCGGGGCTGTCGGCTCGGGCGCGGTCTCGCGGGCAACCGCAGGCGGCACGACTCCGACGTTGCCCGCCGGGCTGATCGCCAATGATCTGATGGTCCTGGTCGACGGCGTTGTCTCCTGGGCTGGCACCGGGGGTCCTGCGACTCCGGGGACGCCGTCAGGGTGGACGCAGGTCACTAGCTACCTGAACTCGGGTAGCAGCGGTTTCGCCCGGGTGACGCTCTACTACCGGCTGTACCAGCCGGGCGACACGGCGCCGACGGTCTCGTACACGGCGAACTCGGGCGGCGGCTCGGACAACCACGCATCCCAGATCCACGCCTACCGCGGCAACGCGACCAGCTCGATCCAGGATGCGGTCGGCTCCGGGGCGTCGACCGCGCAGAGCTCCACCGCGGTGGGGACGATCACCGGTCTGACGACGACCGCCGCGGGCAGCATGGTGCTGGTCGCCGCGGTCCGCGATGACCAGCCGACCACCTCCACCGTGCTGACCGGTGACGGGCTGACCTGGGCGAAAGAAGCCGACTACTCCGACGGCACCGCCAACGGGCTGAGCCTGATCACCCAGTATGCGGTCACAACCACGGCCCTGACGGTCACCAGCAAGACCATTGCGCTCACCGGGTCGGCGGACGCCGCCGGCGCGGCGTTGATGTGGGCGTTCAAGGCCCTCGCCGCCGCCGCACCGGCCACCGTTTCCGCCGTGGCCGGCGTCCCCTCGGCCGCAGCGACCGTCAGCGTGAGCGTGACCGCTACCACGGTCGCAGGTGTCGCCTCGATCCCGTCCGTGCAGGCCGCGGGCGGGGCGGGCACAACACCGGCGTCCGTCGCCGCAGTCGCGTCGATCCCTGCTCCGGCGCTGATGACCGGCTCGACGATCGCAGCCACAGCGGTAGCCGGGACCGCGTCCGTCGCTGCCGTGCAGGTGCTGGTCTCCCCGCAGGTCGCCACCGTTGCGGGGGTCGTGGGTGTTCCCGCGGCGACGCTGGCCGCAGGTGCCGGCGCCGCCCCGACCGGCGTCGCCGGTGTTGCGGCCGTACCTGCCGTGACCGTGCAGGCCGGTGTCGGAACAGCTCCTGCCACTGTGGCCGGCGTCGGAGCTGTTCCCGCGCCGGCTCTCGTCGCCGGATCGGTCGCCACACCCGGTGTTGTCGCTGGTGTCGCCGCGGTGCCGCAAGCATCGGTCGGGATCAGCCCGGCCAGCGTCGCCGCGGTCGCCCTGGTCCCCGCGCCGGCTCTCGTCGCCGGATCGACGCTCGACGTCGCCGCGGTCGCCGGGGTCAGCGCCGTTCCCTCGTCCGTGGCTGCGGGGGGCGCCGGGACGAGCCCGGCCGTGGTCACCGCCGTCGCCTCGGTGCCGGCCGTTGTCGCCTCGGCGAACTCGAATGCGACACCCGGTGTTGCGTCGGCCGCTGTGTCGATTCCGGCCGTGCAGGTTGCAGTCAGCCCGCAGGTTGCTGCGGTCGCTGCGGTTGCTGCGGTGCCAGGCCCGACCCCGACCGTCAGCTCCACCGCCGCACCCGCCACGGTCACGGCCGTTGCCGTGGCGCCGGCCGCCTCGGAGCAGGGCGGCGCGGACAGCGTCCCGGCCACGGTCGTCGCCGTCGTCTCGGTCCCATCGGCCGCCGTGACAGCCGGCTCGACGGCCACCCCGGTCGTCGTTGCCGGAGTCGGACAGGTGCCGGCGGCCACGCTGGGCATCGCGCCAAACACGGTCATCGCGATCGGCGCAGTGGCGGCGCCGGTGTTGTCTGCCGGGTCGGCGTCGGCCCCGGCCGTCGTGGCCGGCGTCGGCGATGTTCCCACCGTGCTGGTGCACAGCGGTGCCGGCGCCGCTCCGGTTGCGGTCACCTCCACCGCCTCGATCCCCGCCGCGGCGCTGACGACCGGTGGTACCGCCGCGCCAGGCTCCGTGGCCGGTACAGCGCAGGTACCCGAGGTGGTACTCGCCGGTATCGCCCGGGCAGCGACGGTCACCACGGTCGGTGCGGTCCCGGCCCCGGGCGTCACCGCTGGTTCCACTCTCACGGCCACGACCGTCGCCGGTGTCGCCCTTGTCCCGGCAGTGTCCGCGGCGGGAGGCGCGGGCGCGCAGCCGAACGTCATCACCGCAGCCGCGGACGTTCCCGCCGCGGCCATCACGACCAGCCCGACCATCATCGCCGTGGCAGTCTCGGCCACGGTTACCGTGCCCGCGCCGAGCATCATCACAGAATCGGTCATCGCCGCCACGGCGGTGGTCGGCGTCGCGGACGTTCCGGCCGGCACGGGCGCGGGCGGTGCGGTAGCTGGCCCGGCCACGGTATCCGTGTTCGCGGCGGTCCCGGATCCGGCGGCGGCGGCGGCGGGCACCACGGCCACGGTCGCCGCGGTGGCCGCAGTCGTGTCCGTGTCGACGCCCGCCTTGTCCGTCGACGCTGCCATCACGCCCGCCGCGGCGGGCGGTGCCGCCGAGATCCCGGTGCCCGTCGCGTCGGCCAGTGCCACTGCCGGCCCGGTCGCGGTCGTCGGCATCGTCTCGATCCCAACAGCGTCTGCGGCTGGCGGCGCGGTAGTCACCGCAGTCGCGGTGTCCTGCGGGCCGCCGCAGATCCCCCCGGTGGTGCTCGCGTTCGACAGCACCGCGCCCGCGGGTTCGCTGGCTGGTGCGGCACAGATCCCGGTCGCCGTGGTCGCGGTCGGCTCGACGCTGCTCGTCGCCACGGTCGGCCTCGCCGCGACCGTCCCGGCTGTGGACGTGCACGGCGGCGCCAACGTGGCGCCCGACACTGTGGCCGCCTCGGCGCAGATCCCGGTGATCGCCGTCTATGTGGTGCATCGCAAGGGCCGGCTCACCGGCGGGGCACAGTACCTACCCGGCCTGACCGGCACGGCGCGACCGACTGCCACCCTGACCGGTTCTGCCAGCTGACGAGGAGAGGAGACGACCGTGTCCGGGCTGCCTTACACCGTCGGTGACGCCGTGCGCCTCACCCTCAACGTCGCCGACATCGACGGCGCCGCCGACGACCCGGACACGATCGCGCTCGACGTCGAGCTGCCCGACGGGGCGCACACCGCTATACCGTCGGGCGACCTCGTCCATCAGGCGCTGGGCCTGTACCTGTACGACTACACCGCCACCGTCGCCGGCCGGCACATGGCCCGCTGGACGACCACCCTGCCTGACGGGCTGCTCATCACCGAGTTCGACGTCGCGCCCGCTCTGGATTCGACGACGCCGTACCGGCCGGTGTACGCCACGGCGGCGGACTACCGGCAGGTCACCGGACAGGACCCGCCCCCGGACGCGATCCGCCGCCTGGCCGACGCCAGCGAGTATCTCGATGAGCTACTGATCACGTCGTGGTACGAGACCGACCCGGAAACCGAGCTACCGACCGATCCGCGGATCGCCGCGGCGATGGCCCGCGCGGTCTGCTGGCAGGTCCACTGGGAGGAGACAACCGGGGACCGGGACGGCCTGGGGCTGGTCTACCCGTCGATGAGCATCGGGTCGGTGTCGATCAGCCGCGGGTCGGGCAGTGGGGGGACGACCGGGTCAGCGTGGGACCGAGCCGCACCCCGGCTCGTCACCGCGCTGCGGACCGCTGTGGACTCGCGCGGGTATGCGCTGCTCGGGCACCCGATCGTCCTCGGCTGACAGCACGGTGATCGTCGCGTCCGGGGCGAGCGGCACCCACCGGCCGCCCTGCGAGCCGTAGGCCCGTCGGCAGCCGCAGAACCAGACGTTCCCGGCGGGAAGTTCAGGCGTCCAGCCGCTCGCGGTCACCGCCCGCACCATCGGCGGCCGGCACCGGTGGATCCACCCCGTCGGGGCTGCATGGTCCCAGCGCACCCGACCATCATCCCGGATCGGTGGCGGATGACGGCCGCGCGGGTACGCGGCGCCTTGGGCCGCTAGACGACTAGGAGTACCGATCAACCGCCGGGGTGCCCGCCGGGATTTGAACCCGGGTTCCGCGTCCCCGCGCGGACCGTCACGGCTGATCGTAGCCGGCTCGTTGTAGCGGGCCGGCCGGTCTCACCGGGCTTATATGTGCGGCCCGGCCGCGAACCCCCGCCCGCATCGCGTGATCCGCGCCACACGTCTCTCCCTGGGAGGTCCGGTGGCCGGCATCCCCGCGATGCTCCTCCGCTTCCTCGCCGTCGTCGAGCCCTACCAGGGCGCCGGCGCACACGGCCCGATCCTTGGCCCGCCCGCCCCGGCCATGCCGTGCTTCGCCGAGGTTCGCCGCTCGCTGACCGTCGACCGCGAATCCCGCCGGATCACCTCCACGGCCACCGTCTGGCTGCCCCTCGGCACCGACTGCCCGGCCGAGTCGATGGTCACCGTCCTCCGCCGTGACAGCTCCCTCCTGATCGCCCGCACGCGGGTGCTCGCCGCGACACCGCGGGACGGCGGCGGCCTGCCCGTCCCCGACCACCTCGAACTCCAACTCCAGTAGAGAGGGGGGTCGCGCTGTGGCGCGCACCGCCATCACCCCGACCACCGTCACTCCGGCCGGCGTCGACCCGTTCCCGTCCAGCGGGGACGCGACCAACGGCCACACCTTCCCGTGGGCGGCTACCCGGCTGCTCGCGGTCCGCAACGGTGGCGGCAGCTCCCTGACTGTCACCGTCCGCGCGAACTACACGGTGGACGGTCTCGTCCTGCCGGACAGGACGGTGACCGTCGCCGCCGGCGCCAGCCGGATCATCGACACCCGGGGAGCCGCTTACCAGCAGACCGACGGCGGCGTCTACGTCGACCTGTCCTCGGCGACGTCGGTGGTCCTCGGCGTGCTGGACATAGCCCGCGGATGAGCATCGCCGAGGCCGTCGCCGCTTGGCTCGGTGGCAACGTCCCCGGCCTAGCCTGGCAGCCTGACGGCGCCTACCCGGACGGCACGGTCGGCCTGTACGTCGAGCAGCTCCCCGCCGGGCCGGATATCGCCGTCGCCGTCCTCACCACCGACGGCCAGCCGTCGGACAGCCTCCTCGCCTGGGACATGCCCGCACTCCAAGTCCGGGTCCGCGGCGACCGCTCCCCGTTCGGCGCGCAGCAGATCGCCCAGCAGATCTACAGCGCTCTGCACGGTCTCGCAGACGTCGAGCTGCCCGACGGCACATGGCTCGGCCTCGCGGTGTGCCTCAACTCCGGTCCGACCACGTCGGCGCCGGACGAGCAGGGCCGCTGGCAGTGGGTCGTCGGCGTCGACCTCCAGACCCTCGCGCCGACGGAGCATCGGCCCGCCTGAGCATCACCCATCCACCAAGCCCCATCCGACCTCTCGGGTGGGGCTTTCACGTTTCCAGGAGAGATCCGCATGGTTGCGACGCAGGTCCCCGCGCGGAGCCTGATCGTGCAGGTCCGCGCCGCGGACGGCACCACCTGGCTCCCCATCAAGGGCATCACCCAGTGGACCATGAACCCGGCCGAGGGCGAGGAGGTCACCGACGTCACGACCTACGACTCGCAGGGTGACGCCGAGTCCCGCAAGATGCAGCGCGGCAAGTCCCTGAAGGGTGAGGGGAAGCTCTACAAGGACAGCTTGACCGGCGTCCAGGACGCGGGGCAGGCCCGCTGCGAGGTCATCGCCGACTCGCTGGCTGAGGACTCCGTCGGCCGCGTGCGGTTCCGGCATCCGATGGATGGCCAGTGGCGCGTCTGGGACGCGATCTTCAGCGTGGGTGAACAGGGCGGGGGCAACAACGACATGACCTCATGGAGCGTCACCGCTACCCGCACCGGCTCGTCCATGACGGCGTCCGCGCCGTGACCCGCTCAGAGCACAGTGCCCCCGCCTCGTCGCGGCAGCCGCTCGACGAGTACACGGTCGACCCGTCGGAGATCTACGACCCGGACGACGTCGACCCGGACGACGGCCCGGATGAGTTCGAGGACTTCGACGCCTACTGGGCCGAGCACGGCACGCGGGTGGAGATCCGCCGGGCGCGGATATGCGGCGTCGACGTCGAGGTCCCCACCGACCTGCCGCTCGAGGTCGAGGTCATCCTCCAGCGCCGCGGCGGCGAACTGACCGACCGCGACCTTGAACGGGTCATCGACCTCATGTTCGGTGAGGACGTCCTCTCCCTCTGGATCTCGAACGGGATGACCAGGTCGCAGTTCCCCGTCGTCTGCGCCTGGGCGCTCGCGAACGCGGAGGGCCGGCGGATCAGCTTCGCGGAGGCTGCGGAGAAGGTCGCCGAGTCCCAGGCGCGCCCTACGAACCGGGCGGAGCGCCGCGCCGCGAGCCGCCCCCATGGGTCCGCTTCTGGCCGTTCGTCGTCGCGGACTTCGCGCGGGAGTACGGCCTCGCGCAGGAGGCGGTAGCCCGCCTGTCCTGGCGGGAGTTCTGCCGCTACCTCGGCGGCTTGTCCGCCGAGGCGGTGTACCGGCAGGTCGTCCGCCACGCCCCTGCTCTCGTCACGGACGAGACGCAGATCCGCAGCGTCATCAACCGCATGTGAGCAGCCTCGGGAGGCCCTATGGCCTCCGTCGGCGGCGGTCTCAATGTCGGCCGGTTGTATGCCACATTGGATCTGGATACAGCCCAGTTCACCCGCGGTCTCGCGGGCGCGGGCGCCCTGTTCGCCGGGTTCACGGCCGGGTTCGGCAACGCGATCTCCTACCTCGGCGTAGCCGCGGCCGGCATCCAGGCCATCGCCGGGGTCGGCGCGGTCCTCGGCGCGATCGCTCCCGCAGCCGCCGTCGCGATTCCCGCGGTCCTCGGCCTCGCGCAGGCATTCGGCACACTGAAGCTCGCCTTTTCCGGGGTCGGAGCGGCTATCTCAGCCGGATTCAAGGCCCGCAGCCCAGGCGGGGGTGGCGGAGGCGGAGGCGGGGGTTCCGCCGCAGCGGCGAAAGCCCGGGCGAACGCCATCAAGAACGCCGAGCAGAGCCTCGGGGATGCGCGGGAAAGGCTCGCCGACGCCTACCAGTCCGCAGAGAAGCGCAACATCGCCGCGCAGCGCGAAGCTATGCAGGCGCAGAAAGACCTGACCAAGGCCCGCCAGGATGCGTTGCAGCGCCTCCAGGACCTCCGCCGCGAGGTCGAACGCGGCTCCCTCGACGAGCGCGAAGCCGCGCTCGCCGTACGGGACGCCGAACGGGAGTTGCAGCGGGTCCAAGGCGATTCGACGTCCACGGCGGACGACCAAGAACGGGCCGTCCTCGCCTACGAACGCGCCAAAAACGCGTTGAGTGACACCCGCGAGGAAATCACCAACAACAAGACCCAGCTCGCGGAGATGACCGCGAAAGGCGTTGACGGCTCCGACGAGGTTGTTGCCGCCCAGGAGCGGGTCCAAGAGGCCAACCAGAACATCATCGACACGCAGATCGAGGGCCAGCGGTCCATCCGGGATGCGCTCCGCGGTGTCGAGCGGGCCGAGGACGCGCTCGCGCAGGCCCGCGAGACGTCCACCGCTGCGGCGGCGGGCGGCACGAACGCCTACGCCGATGCACTGGCGAAGCTGCCGCCACTCGCACGGGAGTTCGTGCAGACCCTGATGGGGTTCGCGCCGCAGTTCGACCAGCTCAAAGAAGCCGCGAGCCACGTTTTCCCCGGAATGACATCCGCCCTGAAAGACGTCATGACCAACTTTGACGTTTTCAAGGCGGGCATCCGCTCGACAGCCGACAGCATATCCAGCGTTGCCGAGCGCGCCGGGAAAATGTTCTCAGGCCCAGGGTTCCGTGGAGAACTCCAGACGATGATGGCAAACAACGCCATCGCGACGAAGAACTTCGGCGATTCGCTCGTCAACGTGCTCCGAGGTTTCTTCTCGATCGGGGCCGCAGCGTCCCCGATCCTCGCAGCGATCTCTGGTGGCGTCGGGGGGATCACGGAGAAGTTCCGTCTGTGGGCGGAGCAGGCGAACGCGTCCGGCCGGCTCACACAGATCATCGGTCAGGCCGTGGGCTACCTGGTGCAGCTCGGCCAGATCGTCGGCACCGTCGCAAAGGGCCTCGGGAACCTGTTCGGCGCGTTCAACGTGTCCGGCGGCGGCGCCCTGAACACGTTGCAGCAGCTCGCGGCAGCATTCCTTAAGTTCACCGAGAACAAGGCTGTCATATCGATCGTTCAGGCGTTGGCGAGTGCCTTCCAGGGGGCACTCGGGCAGGCTCTCACCACCGTCTTTCAGGTGCTCGAGGATCTCCTTCCGTCGATTCAGGAAATGGCTCCGCTGTTCTCGCAGCTGATGCCGCTTCTGATGCTGTTCGCGACCGGACCTCTCGGACCGGTGTTGAAGCTGCTGGGAGCGTTCGGGCTGTTCGGGCCGGCGTTGAAGGAGATCGCGAAGCCGCTCGGCGAGTTCGCGAAGGCGGCGGGCGGGCTGCTGTCGCAGGTCATGACCGCGCTCGGACCGGTGCTCGTCGCGGTCGGCCGGGCCTTCGGGCAGATCCTGACTGCGCTGGCGCCGCTCCTTCCCCCGATCGGCCAGTTCCTAGCAGCGGTCCTGTCGATCGTCCCGCCTCTGGCGCAGATCGCCGGCCAGTTGATCGCCCAGCTCCTCGCCGGGCTCCAGCCGCTCCTGCCGGTGCTCGTTCAGGCCGGTCAGCAGCTGGCTGCCGGGCTGGTCACAGCCCTTCAGCAGACCCAGCCGGCGCTGACGGCGGTGATCGGCGCGGTGGTGCAGCTCCTCCCGGCGCTGCTGCCGCTGGTCCCGGCGATCATGCAGATCACGCTGGCAGTGCTGCCCCTTTTGCCAGTTTTGGCACAGTTGGTGGCGCAGCTGCTAAGCGCCCTGATGCCGATCATCATGCCGCTGGTGCAGCTACTGGTGAACCTCGCGGTGACGCTGACCAACATCGTCACGGTCGCCCTGACGATCGTCGTTGGGGCGATCCGCATCTTGGTCGGCGCGGTGTCCGCCATGCTCGGCACCGTCGGCGTGGCAGCCGGCCAGCTCGTCGGCTGGTTCGTCGGCCTGGGAGCCAAGATCACCGGCGCCTTCGCCGACGCCTCGCGCTGGCTGGTCGAGGCCGGCAAGAAGATCATGGAGGGCCTGCTCAAGGGCCTGACCGCCGGCTGGGACAGCGTGAAGGGGTTCGTCGGCGGCATCGCCGGCAAGATCACCAAGCTCAAGGGGCCCCTGCCCTACGACGCCCGACTCCTGATCCCCGCCGGCTCCGCGATCATGGGCAGCCTCCTCGACGGCCTCCAGAAAACCTGGCCGCAGGTCGCTTCCTACCTGTCCGGGGTCGCCCCGGCCATCGCCGGCATCGCCGGCGCCGTCGCGAACCCAACCCCGACCACCGCGGCAGCGGCGGCGCAGGCAGTGGGCCAGGCGGTGCAGGTGATGTTCAGCGGGCCCGTCTACGCGGACAGCGCGGGCATCGCACGGCTGGCCGCGCAGATCGCCGTCCCGGTCCGCAACGAGATCAACCGCTTCGCCGGGCGGAACGGCGGCACAACCGGCCTCGTGGCCTGACCCAGGAGACCCCCTGTGAGCTGGACGTACACCCCCATCGGCACCTCGGCCGGGGACGTGTGGGGCGCGGCGAACAACAGCCAGCTCTCCACCCTGTTCGGCGCCGTGAACGAACTTGACGCGGGCGCCGGCATGGTGCGGGTGCCGTGGGCGTCCGGGGACCGCACTTCGGCGATCCAGACCGCCCTGAACGCCGCGCAGACCGCGGGCGGGGGGCTGGTCCGCCTCGGCCCCGGCAACCACAGCATCAGCGCCTACCTCGACGTCCCGCCGAACGTGAAGCTCGCCGGGGACAGCGACCGGTCGACGACGATCACGCAGACGGCCAGCAACACCCCCGTCGTCCGGTTGGCCACCGGCGGGAACGCCCTGTCGGACCTGCGGATCACCTACTCGGCGGCGCAGAGCGGCACGAGCGCGGTCGCCGTCGAGCTGCACAACGCGTTCATCTGCCGCCTGGAGCGGCTGCACATCAGCAACTGCTACACCGGCATAGGCCTCGCGAAAGGCCGCGGCGACACCTACCTCGCCAGCTGCACCGTGCAGGACATCGAGATCTACGCCTACTCGGGGTACGCCCTCGACCTGGCAGCGATCAACAACACGTCGACCGGCAGCTACTTCGCGAACGTGTACAGCCACAACAACCCGTCCGCGGGCGTCCGGAACCTCGCAGTTGCTGGGGTCCGCCTCGCGAACATGTCCGACTCGGTGGTCGCGGTGCTCAACATCGAGCACAGCCGACACCAGGACTCCAGCCTGATCATGTCCTCCTGCGAGGGCGTGAACATCATCGGGCTGCACCTGGAGGGCCTGGAGCCGATCACCAACTTCAACGCCCTCGTCGGCCTCTACGGCTCGAACACGTCGGTCTTCCTGGCGAACACGACCGTGGTCGGCTGCTTCCTGACCAGCACGAACATCCCGAACAGTATCGGGATCTTCAAGATGGACAACGGCGTGCGCTTGGCCGCGCACGGCGTCAAGCAGCGGTCGTGCACCGTCAGCACCCCGGCGTTCCCGATCCTCTACGGCGGCGCCGACCTGACGACCGCGCTGGTGTGGATGTGGGACGTCTCGACGACTCAGACGACCGCCACGCTGGCAGGGAGCACGACGAACCCCTACAAGTGGTGGAACGACCGCGCGCCCACGCTCAAGATCGGCACGGGTAGCGGAACTCCGGGCACGCTGACGAACAACGCCGGCGCCCTCGTGTGGACTAGCCCGGCCGGGACCGTCACGACGATCGCGCCCGCCTGATGGGCGCCTACGGCCAAGGCGTCTACGGGCTCGGCACCTACGGCATCGGCGCAGGCGCCCCGGTGTTCACGGGCGACGTCCGCGACGACTTCGACAACGGGAACGTCGACAACCCTCCCTGGGTGGACGTCGCAGGCGCGTCCGAGGCGGGGAGCACCCTCACGATCCCCTGCACCGGGTCGTATGGCCACGTCACCAGCGCGGCCGGGCTGGACATGCGGGGCAGCCAGGTCGCCGTCTCCGTGCTCGAGACCCCGACGGCGGGCCTGGTGGGGATCGCCCCGGTCGCGGACATCACCTCGACGGTCAGCCAGCTGCGCCAGGGCTCGCTCACGGGTCCGCGGATGGTCCTCGCCGGCATAGCTCTCTGGGGCATTCAGGACACGATCGTCGGGCCGTCCCCGCTCGGGGATCAGTGGCTCGCCGCGCGGGACCAGATCGCCGCGACGCTACGCAGCTGGGGCGTGAACTACGTCCGTATCCGCGTCTGGGCCGACTACTGGAACGGACTCGGCGCTACCGATCAGGCCGCCTATGTGGCGAAGGCGGTCGCATGGCGCGACGCCATGAAAGCCCAGGGGATCCTCACCTGTTTCTGCTGGTGGGACCCTCTGGACGGCGCTTTCAGCGGCGCACTGTGGGCGACGAACTATAACCGGTCGTTCGCCCTCATGGCGGCGATCATCAACGCAATCGGTGTCAACGATCCGTGGACGTTCGTCGAACCGGGCAACGAACCGAACAACATGACGGCCGACGCCTGGTATGCGGCGATGGCGGCGACGATCACCTACCTGCGGTCGACGCTCGGCTATCAGAACCTGCTGGTCATCGACCCGAATGCGTGGGCGCACACCTGGGACGACACCAGGTTCACGAACCTTGAGAACCTCGATGCGACACTGACAGCATCCGGCCGGGCAAATCTCATCTTCGCCTGGCATGAATATGCAAACAACTATTCGGGGCAGACCTGGAACACGTCCACGTTCACGGCTAACACCGGCGGCTCCTCTCAGAAGCACCCGTACTTTATGGGAGAGTGGGGGCCAAAAAACGGCAGCCTCGCGGACAACGTCCCCTGGGCGTCGGACGCGGCTACCGCCATTGCCGCGCTACCCGCGACGCGAACAAACTTCTGCGGTGGTTCAGCGTTCATTTTCGGCAACTGGTATGACAACAATGCCACCACGACCGCTGATTTCACGACCACCACCACGTGGGGCACCGCGGCGAAGACCAACTTCTACGCGAACGTCGGTGGCACCCGGCCGCAGCAGAGCACCACCCAAGCCGTCGTCCAGATCAAAGACGCCGCCGACAACCGGCTGGAGATGCTCGTCGAGGCCGACGCCAGCGGCGCGCAGGTGCTGACCATGCGGCAGCAGGTCGGCGCCCCATCGGATGTGACGATTCCCTACGATCCGGCGGCGCACCGCTGGTGGCGGATGACCGAGACGTCGGGGACGATCACCTGGGCGACGTCGCCCGACTCGTCGACGTGGACGACCAGGCGGACCGCGGCAGCCGGGATCACCACCTCGGCCGTGTCCGTGGGCCTGCTGTCCGGTTACTGGGGGGCCGCCCCCGCGAGCCCGGGGAGCGCCCAGTTCGGCGCGATCAACATCCTCACCGAGCAGGTTGTCGGAGTGCCGTCCGCTGGCACGGTCGCCGACCTGCTGTGTTTCGTCTCGTTCGACCGGGACCCGCTCGACTGCTCGCTCGCGTCCGGGAACGACGCGACGATGGAGGGCGCGAACAGCTGGGATCACGCCAACGCCAACACCGTTGACGTGATCGCCGGTGGAATCGTGCACGCCGGCACCGGTGCGACGCAGCTCACCCGCACCGGGACGACCGGGTCGTTGCAGGAGTTCTGGCAGTCGCCGGTGGGCAGCGTTACCGCGGATCGCTGGTATGGGGCGCTGCTCTACCTGCGTCCGGACAGCACCGCCCGCACCGCCCAGCTCACGATGACGTTCCAGACCGCGGCGTCCGGCACGCTCACCGCGGTCACCTCGACCGTGCCTGAGATGGTCGGGCAGTGGTGGCCGGTGATGGTCGTCGGGCTCGCCCCGATCGGCGTGTCCCGGCTCCGAGTAGACCTGACCATCGCGGGCGTCGCGGTCGACGAGGTGCACCGGTACGACACGTTCACCTGCGACTACCTCGGCACGCTCCTCGGCCCGGGCAGGGTTCGGGACCACTCGTGGAAACGCGGGAGGAACGATGAGCTCGGCCAGGTGCAGGCGTCGACCTGCTCGGTGACGCTCAAGAACCAGGACGGCTATCTCACCCCGGACGGCACGACCGCGCCCAGCCCCTACCTGGGCAACGTTGACTCGGGGCGGCGGCTGGTGATCCTCCGCCGGGTGAACGGGGTCATCTACCCGGAGTGGGCAGGGACCACCGAGACGTGGCAGCAGACGATCCACCCGTCAGGCCGCTGGTCGGAGGTGCAGGTCCAGGCAACCGACGCGTTCGGCTGGTTCGGCAGGCCGCTACTACCCCCGCTCCCCGCCGAGATCATGCGCGACGCGCCGGACACCTACTTCCGCCTGGCGGAGGAGAAGGGGTCGACACGAGCGGGCAGCATCGCCGGGGACGGTGGTGTCCTCACCCTCGCCACGTCCAAGTACGGCAGCCTCGGGACCGACTTCGGCGGGGACAACGCGGCCATCGTCCTGGATACCGGGAAGACAGCCGACGACGGGCAGACCTGGCTGGACCTCAACCCGTCGGCGATCATCAACGGGGCCGGGAACGTCCTCGACCTGTCCGCCGTCCCGGCCGCGAACCCCTACGTCACCACAGGCGGGTTCAACGGCTGGACAATGGAGATCTGGGCGCAGCTTCCCGCGAACCCACCACCCGAGACGCGGGTCCTTTTCCGGACGGCACGGTACGGCGGCGGCTACGAATACCATTCGGGTATTCAGGTCCAGCATGATGTCGATAGCGGCATCACCGTCCACAGCCCGACGGCCACCCTACTCACCAGCCAGTACGGGTGGCTCGGGACCACCGTCCCCATCGTCCTCGCCTGGAGCCCGACCGGCGGCGCCTGGGGAACACTCGCAATGCGAATCGCGGGCGACGCCGACGTCCAATCGGTGTCACTGTCTACCAGCCCTTACACGAACGGTATCCCCGACCGCATCTGGGTCGGCGGCTACTACCAGTCCGGTATCCGAAACCTTCAATACGCATGGCGGACCAGGATCGCGCACATCGCGTTTTGGAAGCGGGCGCTGACCGGCAGCAGGGTGCTGGCTCATTCGGTGGTAGGGAGGTCCGGGAACTTCTCCGGCGAGTCGGACGGGAACAGGATCGGAGGAATCTCCGACCTGGTCGGCTGGCCGACCGCATGGACCCGAGTCGATGTCGGCCTGTCGGAGATGATGAACCGGTCATGGTCGCAGACCACGGCCCTCTCCCAAATCCAGGAGATCGCCAAGCAGGCCAGCGCCGTTGTCTACATCGACGGCGCGGGGAAGCTGACGATGCGGAACCGGCATTTCCGAGTGAACGCGCCGGTGAAGGCGACGTTCCGCACGGCGGACGGCACGCCGATCACCGCCCGTGATTTCCAGCCGAAGAAAGACAGCCAGTTCATCGAGAACAGCATCCGGGTGACGCGGACGAAAGGCGCGACCACCGTCGCCTCCGACGCGGTGTCGGTCCGCCGCTACGGCCTCAGCCCCGCCGATGACCTCGAAGTCGCCGTCACCTCGAACGAGGAGGCGGTGGCGCTCGGCCAGTGGAGGGTCGCGACCCGCAAGGACAACAAGGCCCGCGTCGCCAGCCTGGTGCTCCAGCCGGGGGCGCGGCCGGCGCTGTGGCCGATCGTCCTCACCCTCGAAGTCGGCGACCGGGTCAGCGTCCAGGGCCTGCCGGGTCTCGCCCCGTGGCAGTCCCTCGACGCGTTCGTCGAGAGCATCGAGAGCCGGGCGGACGGCGGGCCGCGGAACACCTCGTACACGCTCGGCCTGTCGCCATGGTCCGCGGCGCTCCACAAGATGGGCCAGCTCGACACCGGCACGGACCTGTCCCTTCTCGGCGCGGCGGATTGCCAGCTCGGGTGGTACTAGATGGCTCTCATCCCCTCGGCCGTCACATGGCCGGACACGTTCCTGACATCGGTCCAGTTCAACAAGTACGCATCGTTCCTGACGTTCCTGGCATACCGGAACGGCGGATTCTGCGAGCTCTCGCAGACCCAGACGCAGGATATTCCAGAAAACACCGACTATCCGATTGTCTTCCAAAACGAGGAGGTTGACCGCGACGGCGGGCATTCCGACCTCGATAACCTCTCGCGTTACAACGTCAAGACCTCCGGCGTCTACCTGCTGTCGGGCCAGGTAGCGTTCGCCGCCAACGCGACCGGGTTCCGCGCCGCCAAGCTGATGAAAAACGGCGGCGGCGGCTCCCCCGAGACCCTGGCGACCACGCTGCGGCCAGCGCAGGCAGGAGGCATCGAGGCGTTCATCCCCGTTGGCTCATGGATCGGCCGTCTCAACGCCGGTGACTATGTCGAACTCCGCGCCCGCCAGAACTCCGGCACCACATTGAAAACGTCGATCGCGGACGCAGGGTGCGGTATGAGCATCATGTTCCTGGGGGCCTGATGGCTACTGTGCCGCCTATTCGCACGTGGACGAACGAGCTGCTGACCTCCGCGAAGATGAACGAGATCAGCGACATGCTCAACTTCCTCAAATTCAACTCCGGTGGAATCTGCCATGTCCGGCAGACCGCACAGCAGGGCATCGCCACCACGACAGACGTCCCGATCACTTTCGGGACGGCCGAGGCGAACGTCGACAGCATGTGGTCGGCGCTCACCCCAACCCGAGTGACAGCGAACACGTCCGGCTGGTATGCCGTCAGTGGTGTCGTCACCTTCACTGCGAACGCGACCGGATCCCGGTTCGGTAAGTACAAGCGGAACGGCACTACGCTGCGGGCCGCGTCGCTCGGCGCCCCGACCGGAGGTGTCGAGGCGTTCCTCGACATGGGTCTGCGGGTCGTGTTCCTGAACGCCACGGAGTACGTGGAGCTGACCGCCTGGCAGAACTCCGGCGGCACGATCAACACATCGGTCGCCGACGGCGCGAGCCAGCTCTCGGTCTACCGCATCGCCTCCTGATCGCCCCTCACCCCCTCCCTGGAGGCGTCATGGTCACCTGGCCGGAGTACTGCGCGCGGGCGGGCCAGCAGCTCGCCGACTGGATGACCTCCCATCCCTGGACCCCGCCGGCCGACCCGGATCCGGATCCGCCCGTGCCGGTGCCGACCGCGACGGTACGGATCAACTGCGGCGGGCCGGCCGTCACCGTCGGCGGGATCGCATGGGAGGCGGACCGGGCGTTCACCGGCGGCACCGCGAGCGCGCAGGGCGCCGGCCACTACGGTGCCGACACGGTCATGGAGACCGAGCGGTGGGGGACGTTCTCCTACCAGTTGGCTGGCTTGCCGGTCGGGCCTGCGACCGTGCGGCTGCACCTCGCCGACTCGTACGCGGCCGATACCCAGCCGGGCCAGCGGGTGTTCACCGTGACGGCGAACGGCGCGCGGCTGGCCGAGGTGGACCCGATCCGGCTCGCCGGCGGGCCGTACCGGGCGACGGTGCAGGAGCTGGAGACCGAGGTGGACGCCTCCGGCCGGCTCACCGTCGCCCTGACCACGTCCGTCAACGCGGCGTGCCTCCAGGGGCTGGAAGTGCTCTGCTACGGCACCGGCACGCCGACCGACCCGGGACCGGGCACCGGCGGCGGAGGGACGGGCACGAAGGCGCGCTGGCTGTCCGGGGGGAACCCGAACAACAACAGCCAGGCGACAGGCCTCCAGTTCGGGGCATGGCGCGGGAAGCCGATCACGGCGGCGCTGCACTACCCCGACCGCGACGACGACTGGGGCCCCCTGATCTCCGCGCCGACCTACTGGACCGACAAGACGATCACGCTGATCGTGCAGATCCCCCCGTTCCCCAAGGGCAGCTACACCTACGCCGCCGCGGCGAATGGCGTCTACGAGGACCGGTGGCGGCAGCTCGCGCAGAACTGGAAGGCACGCACCGACGCCGGGTTTCCCGCGCCTGTGTTCTCGATGGGCTGGGAAGCCAACCACAGCCAGATGCACTACTGGGGTGGACCGAAGGGTTCCGGCGAGAACTCCTGGCAGCACTTCCAGAGCTACGAGGAGTACATCAAGACGTGGCAGCGGTTCTCCACCGTCGTCCGGGCCGTCGACCGGCGGGCCCGGCTGATCCAGACCTGGAACGGCCACGATAGCCCCGGCTTCAGCGCGGGCGCGTTCCCGGCGAACGACCCGCGGAACATCTACGTGGGGAAGGCCTACCTCGACGGCATCGGCGTCGACTACTACGACCACTACCCGCCCAGCTTCGGCGGCACGAGCACGAGCCCGAACCGGAAGGACTTCGCGGCCGAGGCCGCCGAGGTCAACGGGGTGCGCTGGTACGCGGACTTCGCCTGGTCCGAGGGCCTGGAGTTCTGGGTGCCGGAGTGGGCGTGCAACAGCTCGAACCTGACCGTCGGCGGTGGTGACAACCCCACGTTCGTCACGAACATGGTCGGCGAGTTCGCGCGGGTACGGGCGCGTGGCCAGTCGGGCGGGGAGTGCTACTACGACGACGACGCCCAGCGCATGTCGATCCTCGGGAACACGGCCACGCCGGCTAACCCCAGGGCGGCGCAGGCGTACCTCGCCGCCTACCGCGCCAGTGCCTGACCGCCGTGGCATCCATGATCGGGGCGGCTGATGCTGGCGATCTGGGCCGCCGCGGAGACCAGTGGCGCCGACCCGATCGGGACCCTCGCAGCCCAGGGGGCTTTCGGGCTGGTGGCGGCGCTGGCGATCCTCGGCGCCTACTGGGTGATCCGCCGCATCGAAGCGGGGCACCTGCGGGAGCTGGACGGCCGGGACGCGGAGATCGAGAGGCTGACGGGCGAAGTCCGGGCGCTGCGGGAGGCGCTCGAGGAGGCGCACACCTACACCCGGGATCGGACCGTGCCGGCGCTCACGGACACAGGGCAGGCGCTCGTGAGATCCAGCGAGATCAACCGCGAGTACCTGCAAGCCCTGTCGCGGCGGGGGCGGGGGTGAGCCGGCCGGCCAGCCGGCGGCCCGCGGCGACGTTGTCGCCGGTGTCGGTGGAGCTCATCGCCCGCATCCATGACGTCCTCGGCCAGGCGGATCAGGCGGCCCGGCTGTTCACCGCGCGGCTGCGCGCCCACGACGTCGTCATCGATCAGCTCGCGGCCTACATCAACGACGACGATTCGAGGGGGCACCGTGGCTGACATCGTGCCGGACGAGCTCCCCGCCGACGGGCCCGCGGAGGTCCGCCGGCTCCGTGAGGCCGTGGAGCGGCTGACCGCCGACCGGGGAGCTATCCAGCGGAGCACGGACGGCATCACCGCCGGGTTGGATCAGGTGCGCGCCGAGCTCGCCGAGGTCAACCGGCGGACCGAGCATGCCGAGACCCGCGTCGAGGAAGTCGACGCCTCTGCGCAGACGCGGATCCTCGACGAGGCGGCGGCGCTGCGCACGCAGATCCGTACCCGGGTCATCGTCGCCGTCGTCGCGCTGCTCGTCGTCGCTGCCGTGGTGCTGGCCGCCTGGGTGCAGCAGCGACGCGAGGCCGGGCGATTCGCCAGGGTGCATCAGGGGCTGATCGAGGCGTGCGCTAAGAGCCAGGCGAGCAACGCCGCGCTGCGCACGAAGAACACGAAGTTGCGCAACGACACGCACGCGCTCGTGCTCGCGGCCGAAGACGTCGACGCGCCGGGCCCGGTGCTCTCTCCGATCGTGGCCTACCTGCGCGCCGAGGAGGTCGCCTACAACGAGTATCTGTTGGCGATCCCCGCGCCGGTGGACTGCCGGGCCCGGTACGGGGACCGCTGATGGGCGCACCTGTGCTCTACCCGCCGGCCCGCTACCGCCCGGTCCGCAACCGCTCCGGCGTGATGGTCCAGCCGACCCGGGGTCTGATCGCCCACGTCCAGGTCGGCAACGGCTCCCTGTTCGGCTGGTTCGACAACCCGCAATCGCAGGTCAGCGCGCATCTGTGGTTGTCCCGGGCGGGCGAGTTCGAGCAGTACGTCCCCTTCGACCAGCGCGCCTGGGCCCAAGCCGCGGGCAACCCGTACTGGATCTCCTGCGAGTGCGAGGGACGCCCGGACGAGGACTACACCGCCGCGCAGATCCGCGGTCTCGGCCAGCTGTTCGCCTGGGGCATCCAACAGTTCGGCTGGAAGGCGGAGATCACCGACTCGCCGGACGGCTACGGCCTCGGAACCCACCGAATGGGTGGCGCCGCGTGGGGCGGCCACGAGTGTCCCGGGCCGATCCGCGCCGGCCGCCGAGGGGACATCCTCGCCGCCGCCCTCGACCTGCTGCACCCCACTCCACCCGCACCGGCCGTCCCGGAGGACGACATGCCCAGCCCGAGCCAGTGGACCGCCGAGGACTGGAAGGCGTGGGAGACGCACGGCGCCCTCGCGTTCGCGAACCTGCTCACCGCGCAGATGCGCCAGCTCGTCACAACGGACCCGGACAGCGGCCAGCAGGTACGGATGGCCGACGTGCACCTCGGCAGCCTCGGCGAGGCGCTGGGTCTGCTCGTGCTGCGGTCGTCGTTCGCGATGCGCCGCGACGGCGCGTTCCACGACGAGCTCGTCCGCATCGGCGACCACCTCGGCGGAGACGGGCCGCTCGTGCAGTGGACAACGAAGCTCGCCGGCGACGTGGCGGCGGTCCGCCAGCAGCTCGGCCCCGCCACGCCGGCCGCGCCGCTCACCCTCGACGACCTGTCCGCGGCGCTCAACCGCCTGGACGCGCTCGACACGGCCCGGCTGATGCAGGCCGCCGGCGCCCACCTCGCCTCGCTCGTCACCCCGACTCCGTCCGGAGGCTCCTGATGCCCTACCTCGAGACCGCGCCGGCCACGGCGTCGCTTCCCCTGCCTGCCCGTGAGCCTGCCGCGCTCGCCGGGGGCGCGCAGGCCGTCATCGCCGCGGCGGTGTCCCTGGCCGCTCTGTGGTGGCCGGACACGCTCACAGCCGGTGTGCAGGCGACGATCCTCGCCGTCGCTGCGGCGGTGCTCGCGCTGGTCACAGGCTGGCGGACCGCGCCGGCCCGCCTCGCGCTGGTCTACGGGCTGATCCAGGCGCTGGTGCCCGCGTTCGTCCTACTCGGGCTGGACCTACCGCCGGGTGCGGACGCGGCGATCCTCGCGCTGGCCGCCGCGACGCTCGGCATCGGGCATCGGGGCGAGGTCAGCCCCCGGGCCGCGCTGCCCACCGAGTCGATCCGGAGCCTGCCGTGAGCTGGCTCCGGCTCCCGTGGCCGTCCCGCCGGACGGTTGCATCCCTCGAACGAAAGGTCGCCACCATGGCCACCAACCAGGAGAAGCTGGACGCCGCCGTCACCGCCATCGGTGAGGACATCACGGCGATCGCGGCCGAGATCGAGACGTTGAAGGCGCAGGTCGCCGCAGGCGAGCCGCTCGACTTCTCGCGCGTCGACGAGCTGGTCGCGCGGGTCGACGCGGTCGCGAACCCGCCCGCCCCGGAGCCCGAGCCGACGCCGGCCCCGGACGAGCCCACCGTCTGACCCCAGACGCCAGCGCGCCCCCGGCCGCCCACGAGAGTGGGTGGCCGGGGGCGCTTTCGGCATGCCCAGGATCAGGACGTGCGGCTGATCCGTACAGCCCGGTCAGATCGGGCCTTGGCGGCGCTCCTCCTGCGACGACGGATCCTCCGGTGCCTCGAGCGTCTCGGCGGTCTCGGCCGACCGGGCCGCCTCCGGCCCCTCGCCCGGTGCCCACACGGTCCGGTCCACCAGCCCGTGCGGGCACCGGCCGCTGCCGTCCTTCGACGATGCTCGGGTGCCGCGGATCCCGGCGAGTGCTGCGCCGCGGGCACGGCGGCATTTCCGGCAGGCCGTCACGCTGATCATCGGCACGATGCGGTCCGCCGCGGCGACCGCATCGGGGTCCTGGTCCTGCGCCTCAGCGGTCACTTCTTCTTCACCCGCCCGCTGCCGCCGCAGGCGGTGCACTTCGTGACGGCGTTGCCGGAGAATCGGCCGTCCTCGTCGACCTCCTGGCGGCCGGATTCGACCTCGCCCTTCCCCTCGCAGGCCGAGCAGTCGCCCCACTCCACCGGCTTGTCTCCGGTGTTGCCACCGGCCTTCTTCTTGTCCTTGTCGCTGTCGTCGCGGGCGACAGGCTCCCTGCCGCCGCGCTTGGTGCCGCCGCGACCGGAGGATGCGCCGCCGTCCGTGTTCCCCCGCTTGTTCCAGACCATCCGCGTTCTCCGTCCCGCCGTCTCTGCCGGTACGACGGGGAGAGTAGCCCGGAATACGCGGGCGGGAAGCAAGCGTGCCGGATGGGTAACCATCCCGCCTGGGTCAGACTGCGGCGACCCGGCGGCTCAACTCCGCCACCAGGCTCTCCCGCTGCCACGGGACCATCTCGGCCGCCAGGCGGCGCGCGCGGTCGTGCACCTCCGCGTTGGGAGCCGCAGAGACCAC